GGAGGAAAGAACATGAGGAAACTATACAAGCTTACGAATACAAAAAACACAATCATTAACTTCGGCTATCTTGCCGACATGCTACGTACTAGATCTTATTTAAATAATTCCAAATTTCGAATTGAGGAATTAACTAGATCGGAAGCATTAAGATTATGGCGAAGCTATCGCGACGCATTACGAAATGGTAGTAATTGCCAAGAAATTTTTACGATATTAGATGATTTCATAAATAATTAATTAAACCAAGGAACTAAAACATGACAGATACCGAAAGACTGTATTTAATCAATGATAGATCCAATGAATTAATTGATCTAGGCCTCTATAAACTTCACGGCAATTATATATATAATGAGAAATTACAAGAAATCTGCAATAAATTAAATATAATGAATCCTACCTATATAAGATTACAAAAGTATGATCTACACGAATTATCAGTACTGATGAATTATAACCAGAGAATGCGATTAGTGAATCATTTCACAAATTGCCGAAATTCAGGATCATTTAAAAGATACCATCACTGCGGAGAATACCTTAGCCAAGATCATTTTAATCAATCTAATATCTGCAATGATTGCATTGAAGAAGACTATGTATGTTGCTTTACATGCTCCCAAAGCATCACAATCGATACTGCATCACTAGTAAATAATCGATATTACTGCGAGGAATGCTTTTCTGAACATTTTGTTTACTGTTGTAACTGCAACGATCCGATAGACATATCTAATTCAATCTACCAAAATGATGATTATTGGTGCGACATATGCTTCAATGAATCCTTTACACAATGCGAGCATTGCGAAAATTATCATTATTATGATTCCGAATGTCCCCATTGCGACAAATACTCGCTATTACCATATAACGCAAAGATAAGCGACATTTTGCACAAAGAACGATATAACGAAACATGTTTCGGTTTGGAAATTGAATTAAATATTGATGAAAAAGACAATCTTCAATATGCGATACGATATACAAAAGATCATATAAGTATACCTCATATATGGAAGCAAGACGGATCCTTATCTAATGGCGGCGAATTAGTACTTGCTCCATGCGATAGAGAGCGGCTATCCAGTCTTAATTGGCGAACAATACTAAAAGATTTACGTAATTTAGGTTGTCGCGGCTACGACTCAGGCGAGTGCGGAATCCACATCCACGTCTCAAAAACTGAATTCAATCATCTATCATCTGATGAATTCAACGCACTGATCCTTGATTTTTTACTATCTCAAAGACCGTTTCTAAAGCCATTCTCACAACGTAAAAAATTCAATTATTGCGAATTGCCTGAAGACTTTTGTGATATTCAATGGCTTTTAAACTCACGATACCGAGCTATAAACGTATTGCCAACAAATACCTATGAATTCCGAATATATCGGAGCACTACTGATTACCAACGCTTCTATGCATCATTACAATTTACTTTCCTAGCTCATAAGTATTTAGTTTACCAAGCTAGAAATAAAACCAGTAATCTACATCTAAAAGACTATTTGCTACAAAATAAAAATGAGCATAAGCCAATTTTCGACTACCTAATAAAATCTGATTTAATAAATTTATTAGATCGAAATTTTACAAGAAATCATTTTAATATTGAAAGGAAGAAATACTATGTGCGTTATATTTCATACCACCAACAAAGCAATGCTCAAACACTCAGAGCTTGAATCAATGTATTATAGCAATCCCGACGGTATCGGACTTGCGGTTAGATTCAACAAGCATTGGGAAATCCTAAAAGGATTAGTAGATGCTTCAGATCTAAAATATCTATATAAAGATCTACAATCCGCCAACGAGATAGTAGGTCATTTTAGACTTGCAACGCACGGAGCAATATCCAATGAGAATTGTCATCCGTTTGCAATCTCTGAGTGTATGGATACTGCCTCTAAGTGTGAATCCATAGACTTAGGCGTACTGTTCCACAACGGCGTTATCCAAGGGTTCGGCAATAAAGATGTTTCGGATACCCTACATTTTACGACATCAGTATTAGCTAAGTGTAGGGATTCTATTCCAAACATACTGCAAGCTACCAATGGCAAATTCGTATACATCTCACCTGATGGGAAAGTGCATAGGTTTGGCTTGATCGAGCTTAGAAAGGATCTGTGGGTATCAAATACCTATTGGAATCCCAATTATGATTTAGATTTCATACATTGGGATAAGAAATGTGTATAATTTAGGAGGAATAATATTATGAACAAACCAAAAGTAACATTTGAATTAAAGCAAGATGACCTAGACTTTATTAAAGAGAATGATAGTAAATTCTCTAATTATGGGATCACTCATATAGAATTAAATAGGAACCTATCAAGCATAATTTGCTATGTTGAATATTATGAATCTTTGCTTATTCATTCCTTTGAAAGAAAAATAGGAAATAATTTAATATTCAACTACGATAAGCATCTAATTATTCACAGACCCCCTACAATTAAGTGGTATAAAACATTAACCATAGGTACAAATTCAATAGAAATATACAAAGACGGTTCAGCAATACTATCCACTGCCAAAGGATCTTTCGAGATTTCGGAACATTGGATCGAACATATCCCACAGAAAATCTATAAGGTATCTGATTCCTGCGAAATCCTTAGATACCTTGATACTTTAAGCTTAGATTATACAGACAAGAGCTATAATATCTTTAAACTTAAACAAGATATCGAGAATCTAATTATCAAAGAACTAAAAGAAAAGGATGAATATGAAAGATATGACAAGATAGAGATTGATAAGCTAACACTTATCCGAAAATTCCTAAGCAATAAGTATAGATATATAGCTAGGCTTTTGAAGAAAGAGTACTTGGATGCGCAAACAACTATGGAATTAGAGCATATCTTAGAATCAATAAAAAGATACGCATCAGCATTTGAATTGCGTCTTTAACTAAAGAGAAGATATGATATGGTAGACCAAAAAATATTTATAAATTCATTACACGATTTTCTATCTAAGGTAGTAATTCCAAACATGGAATATATAAATCAAAGATTAGGGCAAGAAAACGATCCTAGATTTATTAGCTATCTAATTGAATACATTTTAATAAGAGAAAGAACAATACAATGACGGTCATTGACCGTCATTGACCGCCATCATTAACAGCAACCTCTAAGAAATAAAACAGTATTTCACAAAAATCTTAAAAATATTTCAAAAATCTCTGCCACCACTCTGCCACCACTTCTGCCACCACTAAAAACAAGATAAGTATTTGATTTTATTAACTTCTGCCACCACTGCCGTCATTGCCAGCACATACCCCTTTATATATTCCAAACACACTATATAACACCCACTTTATACATATCTTATATAGTCATTTTGTCAAAGTCTTAACAAAAAAATTTTAAGTGGTGGCAGTAAGGCATTTCAATAACTTAGCCTATGTTAAAAATCGATTTTGCCACCACATTTTTTAAACAAAACCCCTATGTTTATTGCCTCAAATCATTTTGCCACCACATTGCCAAAAAAGTGGTGGCAAAAAATGGCAAAGTGGTGGCAGAAACACAAATTTTCAATATTTTGTATCTTTTCTGTTGACACTACCAATTTTTTCTAGTAAAGTTTCACAAAAAAAGATTTACTATTGACAAAAGGAGAAAAAACATGAAAGCAACCCCACTAGACAATCCCCAATATTCCCTTGTAAAAGAAGCACTATTAAAACTTCCTGATCTAACAAAAAAGAAGATCACGATTGAACAAGTAGAGGATAGGGTTTATTGGTCATTTGATAAATACCCAGATCTTGTATTTCAACAGATAACGATCAACTCTTGGCGTGTACTTTGTACGAATAAAACAATCGGACTTTCTAGGATGATAAATTTAATAGAGGAGTTTGCATGAAAACACTTTATCCACATCAAAGAGAAACAGTAGATTTCACCATCAATCGTTTCAAAACACATAAAGGCGTGTATAACGCATCAGATGTGGGAACAGGGAAAACGCTCTCAACTATTGAGACATGGAAAGCACTTGGATCACCCCTAACACTAATACTTTGCCCTGCTGTTGTTGTACACAACTTTGCACGGGAGTTTCGAGAATTTGCTCCCAGTGCAAACATTCAAATAACGACCAAAGACAATCAAACAGGAGATGTTCTGATTACCTCGTACGACATATTCTCAAGACACTACCAAAAATTCCCACGTGTATCTTTGCTTGTATGTGATGAAGCACATTACCTAAAGAACTATCAAGCAAAACGCACTCAAACGGTGCTAACCTACATAAGACTTCATGATCCGTATAGGATCTTTCTGTCAGGAACCCCATTTGTAAATTCAGCAGTGGATGCCTTTGTTTGTTTTCGTTCCTGCGATCCAAAGACATTCATATCTTTTGAACAATTTGCTAATCGCTACACAAACATTCACACGATTCGTTTGCGTAACCGCATGGTTACTCAGTATAAAGGGATTCGCAATGCAGATTCATTAAAGGAACTATACAAATCTTTCCTAATTCGTTTCACTAAGGAAGATGTTATAAAGACCTTGCCACAATTAATGCATTCAACGTGCTACTTTCCTAACACTTCAAACTTTAACCGTGCAATAGTGCAACAAGCACTAGATGATTTCCATAATGGAAGGAGAGATTCAACCTCAGTTTCAACAATCAGGTATGAGTCTGGTCTTGCTAAAGTGAAATATGCCACTGATTATGTAAAAAATATGCTAGAGCAAGGCGAGCCAGTTATCCTATTTGCACATCATAGGGAAGTTATTAAAAAATTAGCAGAAGCTTTACATGAGTATGCTCCCTCAGTTATCACAGGTGACACCATAGACCGACAAAACCAAGTAGATCGTTTTCAGAACGAACAAACGAATCTAATCATCATGAACATTCGAGCTGGCGGTGTTGGGATAAATCTAACCCGTGCGCGTCATGTCATCTTTGCTGAATTTGATTGGACGTATGCCGCCCAAAGTCAGGCAATCGGACGTGCTTATCGAAACGGTAATTCTAATGCCTATGTACAAGCACATTATTTATTGCTAGAAGATTCATTAGATGAGGTTATGTATAGAGCCATTAACTTTAAGGAGGAGATGGAAAAAACCCTGATGTAGTATATAAAACCACATCAGGGAAAATAGTTAATTAGGAAAAACATGACGAACCTAACAACTACGACAACTATATCAGATTTGTCTCCATATATCAAGTTATTTGTGACAAATCCGTCCGACCCTTGGACATTTCGTTTTGAGCTAGATGGGCAGTCAAAAATCCGTACCATATCCTTTAATGCTCTTATATCTTTGATAAATAATAATCGAGGTGTCTCAGTACACACCGTGTTAAACGCTACCAATGGGCTAGGGGCGTCTGCAAAGGACATCATAGGGGTACGCGTTCTCGCCTGTGATATAGACTCCCCTACGACCCTAAAATCGCTCCTAAGCTACAGATTTGCCCCACATTTAATTGTTGAGTCTTCCCCTAGTCGTTACCACTGCTACTGGGCAATCCCCCCACAGGAGCAATCCTCGTTCGTTTATGACAATTTTAAGAAATGGCGTGATTACCAGCTTTGCCTAAGCTGTGACCTTAAAGGCGATCCCTCCTTGGCAGTAATAACCCACCAATTACGCTTTCCAAGCATTTATAGGGCTGATAAGGACTTTACCCCCGCGATTGTTCATGTAAATGATACTGATACCTTACCCATATTCACAGATGAGGAGATCCGATTAGCCAGAGAATATCAGAAAAAACATCGTTCTAAGCAAAAAAGACAATTAAAGAAAGGAACCCTAAGGGAGGGGCGTCACAACACAATCTATTTTTCTGTACTCTCAGGAGAATTATCAGCTAGCGAGGCACGAGCGTTTAATGATAGCCTTGAAAATCCCTTGAAAGAACATGAGGTAGAGCACGCAATTAAGATGGCAGAGAAACTTCGTGCACAAAAATTATCAGAATCTTTCCTACCCATTGAAGAGCAACTACCTAAAGCTCCATTCTTTGAGACCCTATTTGGATATAGTGGAATTAGTAAAACAAACACCAAGGGAGCAGGAGTGTTTTCTACCTTAAATGGCAATGCGATTGTATATCAAGACTATAAAACTCAGATAACCTCCTTAATAGGCGATATTGAGCCTATGGTAGCTGAGAGATTCGAGTCTTGTTTTGTCTCCATCGCTGGTGCCGCGCTTGTATATCATCCAAAGGATATTACTTGGTACAGCATCGAAGATAGATCAGCCATTAGGGCGGTAATCTTCATGATAGAAGCCTGCATGATTGATTGGGTAAATCATCCAAGATTTAATATGCCATCTGATATCTCAAAGATCCTAAAAGTTCTAAGGAACCAATCCTCGATATTTGAGATGGCCAATAGGATCCTAAAGAAAATAACCTATAAACCCATATCTCCTACTGTAATTAATAATGCCCTTGTTGGTGTTAAAAATGGAACATTTAACCTAGAGACTGGAGAACACCGTGATAGTCTTGAGGAAGACTATATACTGCACAGGGTAGCTATTAATTACACCAAAACTACAAAGTTAGCACATGGAATAAGGAAGTTCCTAATAGATATGTTCCAATACTCATATGATGCATCGACTGATTCCATCCTAGATCTACTCTTTGAGATGTTTGCCTTATCATTGTCCAGAAGGCAAGGAGAATATTTCTTCTTCCATGTTGGTGTTGGTGGTAACGGGAAAACAACCCTGTTAGCAATATTGCAAGATCTATTTGGAGACACTTTCTCCCTAATGCCTGCTCGTTTCTTCTCGGATCGGACTATCTCAGAGGAGTATTTCTTCTCTGGCAAGGCTGGTAAAAGGCTTATTCATTTTGCAGAGGTTGATGATAAAAAATTCGATACCCAGAAACTAAAGTTTTTCTCAGAGCGTGTAGTCTCTGCTCGTAGCCAATATGAGGCAAAGCATCAGATCCTAAATGAAGCTACGATCCATTTTACGGCTAATCGATTTCCTACCTATGATGAGGCAGATTTAGCCTTAGCAAGAAGATTAGTCATATTACCCTATAACAAATGTTATTCTCAGAATCTCTATGAAAGGTTCCCACCTCATCTAAGGGGAGAACCTAAAGAGCTAAAAGATCTTATACAAATATTTAGAGCAGAAGAGTCAGAGTTCTTATATGAATGCCATTTAGCCTATAAGAGACTTCTTAAAAACGACTTCAAATTATCCTTACAAGAAAAATTGGTAGAAGAGGCTAACAACCTTATCGACGAGCAAAATGAGATTGTCTCTTATCTAAGGGAGTCTTTGATCTTAATAACCCAATCAGAAGAAGAAGAAGAGCATGGCATGCAATTATCAGATATACAAGAGTTACTTATGGCTAGATTCCCAATGGATAATCGTCTTAAAAGGAATAACTTTGTTGGGGCACAGCTTCGGTGTGCTTTTCCCAATATCATAATGAAAAGGGTAAACAATAAAAGATTTTGGAACGTAATAAGAAAAGGTTATGAATAAACAACAAAAACTAAGGATGCTTCTTATGGAGGCTTTGAATTTGCTAGAAGAGAATCATACGGATCTTGTATGTATAGAGATTCTTCATGAGACCTATATTGTTGATTTTCTCGCTAAGACCCCATTAACGGAAATACAACAATTATTAGAAGATATCCCTACTGCTCGCAAACGTGCTTGGGTAGCATCTATTGTACGGAGCGCTTTTCCAAACGTGCGTACGTTGAAGGTAAAAACAAAAACATATTGGACATTAAGAAGGAAAAAAGGAGTAATCTATGGCCAAGAAACATAGTGAATGTGGCGCGTCTGGAGCTAGTAGGTGGCTTACGTGTCTTGGCAGTGTGGCCTTATCTAGGACTGTTCCAAGACTTCCATCTACAGAACACGCTGATCGCGGCACCAAATTACACAGTGAAGTAGAGCGTTTTGTGAAACAAAAGATTCAGAATCGTATTGATGGGTCGATTGTTGATGAGCCTACAGATGAGGAATCAAGGATCCTATGTAATCTAGTATGGGATACGCTTTATGAGCGAGTCTTTGAACATTCAGTAACAGGAAAGAATTTCTCCTTTGAAACCACACTCACCTTGTTACCTGAGTATGATATGTTTGGTACTGTAGATCTGATTGTAACTGGGATTGACTCTAGAGGAGAAAGGTACGGTTGGATCATAGATTATAAGTTTGGCTATCATGAGGTACCTATTGAAGATAATGCCCAAATTGCTTTCTATGCTTGTGCACTACAAAAGTTATGCCAAGCTAAAGGAAAGCCCTTAGCTTATATTCGTACTGCAATTCTGCAGCCTGCAAGCGAAGTTGTTTGGAAAGAAAGTAAACTTACAGAGAAAAACCTTGAATCTTGGATGAAAAGATTCAGGAAAGTAGCCCATGATATCTATATTAAGAAAGTTACAAAGCTAAAGGCAGGCCCCTATTGTGGGTTCTGTCCTGCACGAGCAATCTGTCCTGAGTATGCAAAGAACATACAGATAGACAAGATAGATTTTGAATTGCCAAATGTTCAAAGTATTCCAGTTGAGAAACTAATTACAATTTGGGAACAATCAGGAAAGATAAAATCTTTCCTAGTAGATGTAGAAGAGTTCCTAAAAGCTGCCTGTTCTGCGGGAGCCCTCCCCGGATATGAGCTAAAAAGCGCTTCAAGGCGTAGATGGAGAGAAGATGTGCATCCACTTGAAGTTGAGAAAGCTCTAGGCACTATTGCCACTCGTTGTGAGCTATTACCGATCACCGTATTAGAGAAGAAACTAGATAAAGCTAAGAAAGAGATACTTCAAGAATTTCTTGAGGTGTACAAAACAGCTCCTAGACTTACTCGAATCGGTGAAACATCAAACGTAGTTGTGTTTGATGCTATAGAACAAAAATTAACGGAGTAATAATAAAATGGAAGAATATTATAAAGATAAATACGGAAACATTCATGGGCCTGAAGTAATAACACCTATTCTTAGGTGCATGTACGTAAACTTGGCTAAGCCATCTGAGTACATTAAGGATAAACCTCAATGGGGATGCCTGCTTGTTTGGGACAAAACGGAGAGTCCAGATTGGGCACCTATTATAGGGGTTGCTAAGTCTGTGATTGAGCAACATCCAAAGAAAAAGAATTTCCAAGCTGATAGTTTTATAAAGGATGGAGATGAGCGGATCGATGATGAAGGTCGTGTTAAAAAAGATTTTGCTGGGCGTTATTATGTATCTCTTAGTAGCAGCAAGCCTATTGTGGTTCTTGACCGAAGCCGTAACCTTATGGATCCGGCTTCAATCTTAGGGGGGATGCTGATTCGTGCTCGTGCTCGTGTGATTGCCTCAACCCCAAGTGGCTCATTCAAGGTGTCCCTCAAACCTACTGCAATACAGCTTGTACAGGATGATGGGGTTCGTTACGGTGGATCTGCAATAGACAGGATGTTTGATGATCTGCCTATGGAAGGATTAGCGGAGGATGATCTTTTCAAGAATCTCTGATCCTATTCCTGTAAGGGCGGTGTACATCGAGGATGTTACCGCCCTTTCTAGGGTTCTAGAAGCTTTTAAAGGGCAAGAAACCCTTGGTCTTGATACTGAGACCACGGGGCTTGACCCTTATACAGCTAAGTTGTGCCTAATCCAGATTGGAACAAAGCATAATAGTGCTGTTATTAGGTTTAAAAAAGAGATGGTTCCTGTGCTTCAGGAGTTCTTTAATAGTGAGCGACTGTTTGTAGCTCACAATGCTGTCTTTGATTATAAGTTCCTTGAAGCTAATGGCATCTTGATCAACAACATTTGCTGCACCCTGATTGCCTATAGATTCTATCAACATGAAAGAGGATTAGAAGGAAGTGGCTCCTTAAAGAGTCTAATGAGCAAGTTCTTTGGTCGAGATGTTATCAAGGGAGTTCAAGTATCTGATTGGGAGGGTGCCCTAACGCAGGAACAATTTGAGTACGCAGCTCTTGATCCATGTTTTTCAATACTTTTATGGGAGAAATTAAAGCCTTTCGTACCAAAGACTCCATTTAAGCTTTCCTGTGAACTAATAAAAGCAGTCTCTCGTATGGAATTAAACGGGATTGGGTTTGATGCTGTAGCACATAGAGAAGCTTACCGAGAATGGAGCTTAAAGGTATATGAAAAAAGAACAGAGCTTGAGAAGATCCTTGGGGACAAGGTGACAAATGCGCGTATTGCAAATTACCTTGAGGCGAGCTTGCCTAAGGATGTCCTAGAGAATTGGCCTAGAACAAAGACTGGGATCCTAAAGACGGATTCGGATGTATTCTCTATGTTCCCTGATATTCCTGTGATTCGATTGCTTCAAGAGTTCTCTCATTATCTAAAGTTATGCTCCACCTATGGGGAGCGTTTTACTAGGTTCATAAATCCCGTTACCAAAAGAATCCATCCTAATTTCCTTATTCAGGGGACTAGAACAGGGCGTATGAGTAGTCAGAATCCAAATGGGCAGAATATGCCGCGTTCTAAGGATTTCCGAAGGTTCTTTATCCCTGCTCCCGGGGCTTATCTTATAATTGCTGATTATTCCCAGATTGAGGTTCGAGTGGCTGCAGAGATCTCAAAGGATCCTGAGATGCTAAAGGTGTATAGGGAAGGGCTTGATATCTATCTATACACTGCAAGTAAGGTTTTAAGGAAACCTATGGAGTCAGTGACCAAACAAGAGCGGCAGATCAATAAGCAATTAGTTCTTGGTCTTCTTTATGGTCTAGGAGCTAATGGCTTTATCCATTATCTACGCAAAGGGACTGGTGTTGTTATATCGCTTTCTGAGGCTCAAGCCTTGGTCTCAGGCTTTAGGAATACCTATCGTACCTATTATGAATGGCAATGTGCCCAAGCTAAGCAAGGGGAAGCCACCCTTGTTGCTAGAACAATCTTAGGGAAAATTAGAAAGCTTGAAGAAGATAATACCTATGGAACCTCTATGAATGTGCCTATCCAAGGGACTGCATCTGAGATTCTAAGCTATGCGTTAATAAACTGTTTACAAATCCCTGATGTTAAGTTATGTTTAACAGTGCATGATGAGATTCTCCTAGAGTCCACTCGTGATTGTAGGGCGGAGCTAGAGGAGGCCATGCGTAGTGCGTATCTAAAGGTATTTCCACAAGGTATTACACATGGTTTGGTAGAAGCACAATTATGTAAGAATTGGAGTGAGAAAGCATGAATCAATTAAAAGAAATATTACTAGATCGCTACGAAACAATTCAAAGAGCATCTGAGGAGCTAGGTGTAACAAGGCAATTACTTTATAAATGGATTCGTAATGGAGTGTGCCTAAATAAGTGTGCAAAGGTTGGAAAGAAACTAAAGGTGCATCCAGCAAAATTAAATTACCCTAAGATTAAAGAAATTGTTCCTGAATTGGAGGATTATGACGATCTGGTTGACCCCGACTGAAGTATCAAAAAAAATGCGAGAGTGTCTCGAAGACGAAGAATGGAAGAAACAGGCTCTAGAGTATGTAATGTTTGCTTCTCAATTGTTCCCAGAAGACACTTTTAAGAAAGATGAGAATATAGAGCTATTCCTATCTGGAATATTATTCTTGTACGCATTATCGCAGTTTGAAGATTCTAAGGAGATTAATTAATGAAATTTGCAATTGATTACCTAGGTGGCGCCCGCTATGGAGATATAATCCTAAAAGCTCACCCAAAGGATTTTGGAGCAGGGTTTTTTTCTTTTGTAGATGGTTTTGGGTCTTCCTTGCCTGTTGCAAGAAAACTTGCATCTACCAATCGCTGTCCCTTCATTCGCTTTCATCTTTGGTGGCGTGATAATCATAACTTTAACGGCTATGAAGATGAGATCATAAACCAAGCCGAAGACGTAAGAAAGTTAGTTAAAGATTTCCCTAAGATTCAATTTGAAGTTTCCCCAGCTTGTGAGCATCTTTGGCGGAAGGAGAAAGCAGACTTAGTTTGTGCTAATGTAGAGAAAATATTTAAAGGGCTTTCTAATGTAGAAGTAATCAATACCCCATATCTTGGCGGCGGTGGACAATTATCAAGCAAATATAAAAACGAAGTACATAGAGCTGATAATCAAGTCCCTCGTCAAGGGCGCTTCAATTTCTCTTATGATGGGAGATCCGCTGTGGACTCTCCTGTCTCTAAAGACAAAAGAAGATGGCAGAAGGCTGAGTGGTTTTTCTTCTGGACATATCAGCTAAATCTAAAGCGAAATGAGAAAGATCGTACCCCAAGAAAAGATAGAAAAGCTAAGCCTACTAAAGAGCTTATTGAGTCTTTAGCTTACCTAGCTACAGAGAAAGGAAGAACTTTTATAGAAAAAGGATGGTTATTAAAAAGTCATGCTGAGCAAATAGGGGATACTCCTACTGCTCGAGAAAATAAAGTATTAGTGCTTGCTCCAATTAAAGCTAGTAAATGTGAGCTTATTACTGAAGATGGCAAAGTTGTAGCAAGGGCTCCTTATTACGGGTCATTTGAAAAACTACATAGATACTACTTTGAAGTATGGGGCTATAAGCTTCCTAAAAGAGTTAGAGTAGTAATCAATGGGAAAAGTTATGGGATTGTAAATCCGGGGTTTCGAGAAGGATATTTTAGGTGAATGGCTTGGATCTATTTTCGGGAATTGGAGGACTCACACTTGCTCTTAAAGAATGGGTCACCCCAATCGCCTATTGCGAATCGGATGAGTACGCGCAAAAAGTTCTCCTTAAACAAATGGTTTCAGGAAACTTACCCGTTGCCCCAATCTGGGATGACGTTAGAACGCTCAGAGAGCTACCCTGCCCAATTGACATCATCTATGGAGGATTTCCATGTCAGGATATCTCGGTTGCAGGCAAGCGTCTCGGCTTGGAAGGAGAGCGAAGCGGATTATTTTTCGAGGTCGTGCGGTTGGTCAAAGCGTTCAAGCCCACGTTCCTATTCCTTGAAAATGTCCCAAACATCAGAACAAAAGGATTGGATAGAGTTCTCCAAGAACTTACCTCCGCAGGGTATGATTGTAGATGGTGTATGCTATCCGCTAAGGAAATTGGAGCGAATCACAAAAGAAATAGATGGTGGCTTTTGGGCTACTCCAAATACTATGGATTGGATGCCCTTAAGGAGCATGGAAGCCTTAAAGAGACAATTCAATACTACAAGGAAGGGGAGAACGAAACCTTCAAATCTCAGAGAACAAGTACACCCCCAGTGTTGGCCCAAGAACCTAATGCTTCCAACGCCAGATGCAAGTCCAAGAGGGCCAACAAAATACTACGACCCAAAACACAAAAGCTACATATACAGGACATTGCAGAGCTTTGTTCGGATGTATCCAACCCCTTGTGCAAGAGATTGGAAGGACAATGGTCAGAGCAAGGCAGAATTACAGAGGAACACAAAGACTTTATGCACCCATGCTGGTGGACTGTTGAACCCGACGTGGGTCGAGTGGCTAATGGGGTACCCTCTAGGGTGGACAGAATAAGAGCATTAGGAAATGCAGTGGTACCATTGCAGGCGAGGACAGCTTTCATGGAACTAATGGGAATAAAAGGATGAAAAAGAATCTAAAAAGAATCGCTAAAGAGCTCTTTCATTCTCAAGATATAGGCGGGCATAAAGGTCTTTTAGGAAGTCTCGCTCAACTTAGAGGAGATTGCACAAATATTATAGGGGAAGCTTCAAGAATTTATGGAGATGTTTCAAATCTAAGAGGGGATGTTTCGAATCTCGTAGGAGATGTCTCAGGGATTTCTGGGGGTATATTCATAAGAGGTTATGTCTCAGGACTTCGAGGAGAAGTCTCTAGACTTCGAGGTTCTGTTTCTTGGCTTACTGGTGATGTCTCAGGGCTTTCTGGAGAAGCTACAGGCGTTATTGGAGATGCTTCTGGGGTCATTGGAAACCTAGATGACTGTGAGCTTACTAAGGAAGAGAGAGCTAAAGGGGTTCTACTAGAAGATTTAATAGGAGATTAAAATGCAACAGATTATTTATTTAAGATATGCTCCTTCTGGGTGTGCTGTTCCTTTCTGCTACCCGTTCTACTGCCCATTTTGCTATCGATTCTATAGAAGCTAGGGCTAATTAGAAGATTTAATAAGGTGAATGTTTCTTTGCACGTATTAAGATACGGGTATATTTTTCAACACCATTTATGAGTGGTCTTCCATGTGGAGTACCCTTATATCTTATACCTATATTTTCTTCGCCTGTATTCATAATTCCAAGTAACTCAAACTGTTCGGGATTGTATTTATTGATGAAGGTGATAGGTACGCCCATAACGCCATCATAATCTATTGGAATATCTGTGGTCTTAGAGACTTCTATTGCATCATAATTATCATATCTTGGGTACTTTTCAGGGATATATTTTTTATGAAGTATTAAATAATTCTGATAGCGTGTTTTGTAATCTAGGTTCGTAAACCATCTTACACCATTAACCGAAACATACTTATTGCCTTCATTATCAGTTCGATAGTTACTAGTCTTTAGTTGATAATCATTTGATATTCTAAATTCTAAAGTGCCGCTACGAATACTTGCACCAAGCCACATTTTGTTTTCTTTAATATATTTGAAAACTTCTTTACATATTATTGCGTTTTGATTCCCTAAGATTAAAAACTTTTTCTCATATCTCATTAGTTGAGCAACATATTCCCTAAATAACGAGAATGGAGGATTAGTTACTACAATATCAGCTTGTTTTAATAACTCTATGCACTCTTCACTTCTAAAATCTCCATCACCGTGAAGAAAGGTAGAAACGTTTTTATTATGTCTTAATAGCTCTATAACATCATCTTTAATAGGTTCTAATACTTCATTTATTTCAACCCTCTTTGGGGTTGAATGATAGTTTGTAACTATAAGTTTCTTTAGTCCTAGTTTGTTAAAATTTAAAGTGAAGTACTTAAAGAAATTACTCTCATACGGATCATCGCAGTTACAATAAACTATTTTGTCATAAAACTGGTCTTCATAGTGTGCTAACTCTTTCTCAATATCACTTAATTGAGTATAAAACTCATCTTTCTTGGCTTTCCTTGCATTGACTAATTTTCTATTTGATAGTTTTGTCATAGCCATTTTTATATTAAATTATCTTATAAACGGAGATAGCTAAATGCCAGTAGACAATATTGATGAAGAAAGAGCTAAAGGGGTTCTCCTAGAAGATTTAATAAGATGATTTCTTAAGAAGCCAAAGCAATTCTTTAACTTTTATATCTCTATTGCGTAAGTTTCTTGAACCACGATAGGTATTATAATCCTGCTCCATTAGTTCCCATGTTCCGTATTTGGAAAGGATTTTCTTAAATACCTCAATCGGTATAATACCTTCATCATTGTAAGATATAACTATAAACCTTGCTTGTGTGTCAGCTAAAAGCTGATCCATGGCTTCCTGAGCTTCCTTTCGTTTGTTGTACGCAGATCTATTCCATTCTTTTGCTATCCCACTTATGCCATCTTGTATCTCTACAGGCTTACCGCTGTTGATAATATTGAGCATAAAGTAATTAGATCCATATGGGTGCTGATTATAGGGCGGATCGTAATAGGCTAGATCGAATACAGGTAATTTTGGATCTTTTACTAATTGGTTTATATCTTGTTTATAGATATAAACTGGACATTCGAAATCAGACAATTCTGGCATCTCAAGCTCAATTTCTTTTTTAATTCGCTCCAAAGCATTTTCGCCACGCCCACCAAAATGTCCAACACCATTTCGTTTGTGAAATCCCTTGAAGACTCCAGATGTATTAGTGTGAATTGATGCTTTTACTAAGAGTGAAGCAAGGCAAAAATGTCTGTACTCTTTCGGCACTTTTTCAATCAATCTACGAAGATTATCTATAATTTTTGCGTTAATGTTCGTATAAAAAACTCTTTCTCCCGGCTGAACATTATTATCGTCTTTTGGAGCATAATTTGTCTCGATAAACCCCGGGGCGTCTGTTCCTTTTAGTTTGTTCTTATTAAGCCAGTCTATGTATTTCTTTAATTGCTCTAGGTTCACTTCAGATTTATTTGCAAGATAAGCACGATTCAAGGTCTCTGCATAATCCTTTAGGTCGTTTACATGAAGCTCTTTAGCAAATATCTTTAGAAGCCTAGAAACCGCACCGCTTCCTGCAAAGCCGTCAAACACAATTAGTTTTTCCTTATTAAGATTTTCCCTGACCCTAAGGAAACCTTTGTATAGAAAGGGAATTAGTTTCCGTTTATTTCCAATATAGGTGATTAACTGTGAGGTTAGGTTAATATTATATTTTATCATTATTGTTTTTATACTAAATTATCTTATAAATGCCAGTAGACAACATTGATGAATGTGGGATTTTCGGAATAGGGCGTTGTAAGAGATTCCGCACTGCCTGTAAATGGCACGATGATATGTACGTGATGAAGGAAGAAAAAGGAAATCCTCTATCTAGGGAAGAAGTAGATAAGAAATTCTATAATGCCATGCTAGCTGCTGCTGGGGATAGTCTTTATTATCAGCTTAAAGCAAAGGTTTATTATGGTATAGTGAGGGCAGTTGGCTGGTATTTTTGGAGATATTAATTATGCCATTGACTAAGAAAGGACAGAAAATAAGAAAAGCCATGCGTAGGTTCTACGGCCAAAAGAAAGGCGATCAGGTCTTTTATGCTATGATCAACGAGGGGAAACTCACCAAGGTAGAACAAAAGAGTAAAAAGAAACGGTGAATTATCTCGGTATTGACCCCGGGAAAGATGGGGCTATAGCAATATTATTACTCCCTAATAATCTTCAAGTATTTAGGTTCTCTAAGGATCTTCCTAGTTTCCTAGACCTATGGCGTACTGTGCACCTAGACACCATAGTGTATCAAGAAGATGTGCATGCCATATACCGAGCCAAGGCAAGCTCTACCTTCTCCTTTGGCCGCTCTGTTGGTTTTTGGGATGGTCTTTTCTATGCCTTACCGCCTAAAGATAGATTCTTTGTAACTCCTACTGTATGGCAAAAATCGGTGCAGATTGCTCAAGCTAGAGTAAAAGGTAGATCTAGGAAGGAACATAGGCAAAGAATAAAGGCTGCCTCCATGAGGGTAGCGTCTTTGTATGCTGGATTTAAAGTCTCGCACGATGGGGTTGCAGATGCTATAAATATATTACGATATGGGTTATTACAAGACTAATAATTGTGGGTGCACCCAGTCAGTGATTGTGGAGGAAACTCCTATTACTCCTGTAGATACAAACACTGTTGATCTTAGTGTCTCAGGGCAATATAACCATACGCTCAAGGCGGATGTTAAGGTGTCAAATGCCTCTGGGAACTCTTTGACTATAAACTCAGATGGCCTGTATTGTTCTTTAGATGTATCAGATTGTGAGGCACTCAGGGATTGTATAGATGTTGAAGATACTAACACTGTTGATCTAATTTATCTTGCTGGAGCACTTAGTGCGAATGTTAAAGTATCTCCCAATTCTTGTAACTCCTTACAGACTCTTAACAATGGACTATATATAAATGCTAATAATCGTTTTGGTGCACAAGAGGCCTTAGCTGTATATCAAGGAAGCCCTATACAGGTAGGAACTACTCCAATTATTCTTCTTACGACTGGTACTGTTTCAGCTATCCCCGCTCAATGTAGAAGCACCTCGGTTGGGTTTGTGGTAACTGGACGGTTAAGGATCCAGAAAAACGTAGGTCTTGATTTTGTGATTGATATTCAGATTCAAAAGAATACCAATGGTTGGGGGCCACAAAGCACTTTTAGGATAGGGAATAATATGCTTTGGGATGCTGATTATGTATTCACGGATGTGGGAACAGTGTTAGGCCCCGGGCAAGTTCCAGATACATATCAAATTAGAATGCTAGTTTATTCTAATGGATCCTTTGTTACTGTCACAGGCGGGGAATTAAATTTATTATTATTCTACGGGTCTGTATGATAAAATATTATCGTTATATCGATGAGAATGGAACTTATCTAGTTACCAGTGATTCTGAGATGCCTGAACCTTTCCTAGAGATAACTAAGACTGAGTTCCTAACAACATATTCTAATATCTTAGGTATGGGGACTCAGGTGCAAGATTGGCTATTCCCAGAGTCAATACAAGAAGCGCCTCAATAAGAAAAAGTTCTAATGCATCTATATTCATTAGATGGTATAAAATAAGAGGTATGTCTTGTTGTTGTAAGCCTCAAGAGTGTAAATGTATCAGTATCACCTCTATTGCAGAGGAGACTCCGATTACCCCCTTAGACAGTAATACCGTAGATCTTACTGTCTCGGGAGCCTATGATCATACAATCAAGGCTGATGTGCGGGTATCCGCTGCCTCTGGGAATACTCTATCTGTACTTTCTGATGGGCTATATGTCTCAGGTACCAATGTTGATTGTAATCAGGTTCGATCTTGCCTGTCTGTAGAGGACACTGACACTATTGATTCAAGCTATAATCAGATTACAGGGCAATTCTCTGCGAATGTTAAGGTATCTTCTAATCCCAATAATAATCTATCAATCGCTTCAGATGGCTTATTCGCTTCTGGGGTAGATAATCTAGTAACAGTTAATCCGGGCAATCCAAACTGTCAGCTTGTTGGGCCTAATAGCATGATAAAGAATGCTAGTATCGTAGGGGATACCCTAAATATTTGGGGTGCTCCAGAGGTAGCACAGCAGATAACTAGTATCAGTGCCTTTAATATCATTTCCTATTCTCCACCAGTTGGCTCCTTAGGATTGGCATTAGAGACCACCAATTTAATTGTCTCTTTTAATCCTTGTAGAAGCACCGTTGGATATATATTTATAAGATTAGCCATAGAGTTAAATAAGCCTAGTGCTGTTGGGTGGTATTGTGAGTTAGACGTTAGTACCAATAGTGGCGTTACTTGGACAACCATCTCAACCTATAATCTAAACTCTGGGGTAGCTTACAATGGAACTTTTGATGTTTCTGCTAGTCCTTTTCCAGTAGCAGTTCCTATAGGAGGCCCAAACCAAACTGTTAGGGTACGAGCTAGGATGCGACAAAATGGTGGCGCTTTTGGAGATATTGTTATAGTGTCTAGGAACATAGTATTAAGTAGTTTTGGAGTTTCCCTAGGATGAACTATTATTATACTAAAAATGGTGATATTGATATCCTAATTGCTACAACAGAGGAGTTAACAGGGTATACGGTTATCACCGAAGCTCAGTATAGAGATGCCCTAGATTCCTTGGCTAAGAAGGAACCTGTTCAGATACAATGAACATTGTAACTATCATTTACAACGAAGCCCCCTATCTAAAGGAGTGGATTGAGTTTCACCTAGCTCAAGGTTTCCAGAAGTTCTATATCTATGATAATGACTCTACGGATTCCCCGTTAGATGTCCTAGCTAAGTATATGGATACAGGGATTGTATCCTATATTAGATGGCCAATCGTGCCCGGCCAAATTGCAGCGTATCAGGATTTTATAAACAAGAATAAGCACCTTGAGACCTTGACAGCTTTTATAGATCTGGATGAGTTCATTGTGGGGGAAATACCTAAGGATGCAGATGGGGTGCTACTTAATTGGTATCTATTTGGATCTAATGGGCATGAGCATTATGTGGATCTGCCTGTAACTCAAAGATTCACTAAAAGGCAAAAGAAGATTAATCCTCATGTGAAATCTATAATAAGGCCTAATAAGTTCATAGGGCCTCTAATTGACCCTCATTATATCCCTGTACAAGGCCTGATTGTAGATGGTAATGGGACAAAGATTGAAAAGCCTACGCCCCTATATACCCCTAAGAAAAAGACCTTAAAATGTAGGATTCATCATTATGTAGTTAAGTCTAAGGAAGAGTGTCATAAGAAATGTACTAGACCTAGGGCTGATAGTGGGGAGATTAGGGATTTCTTATGGTATTTTAAAGAGCATGATTGTAATGAAGTAACGGATGAAAGTGCTAGTAACACTTATAACCGCAACAGGGAACAGGCCTGAGGCGTTTAAGATTTGTGAACAATTAATTGATGCCCAAACGTATAAGAACATTCAATGGATTGTTGTGGATGACTCTGGGGATACTGTGTGCACCAAAAGGCAAACGGTCTTAGAAGGGCCATTAAGGTGGCGTAAGGGGTTTAATACCCAAAGGTTTAATCTATGGAAGGCATTACCCTATGTAAAGGGGGAATATCTATTCTTCATAGAGGATGATGATTTCTACCGAAGTGATTACCTAGAGTATTATCTCAAGCTATTTGAGTCTGGGGCTGATATAATAGGGGAAGCAAATGTTAAGTATTATAATCTGCCCTATCAGGCCTACCAAGCAATGCAGAATCTAGAGCATACTTCCTTATCCGCTACCGCTATTAGGACAAAGACTATGTTAGATACCTTTGAGGAGGCCTTGCATAGTGGGGAGAAGTTCTTTGATATTACCTTATGGGAGTTAGCAAGAAAGAAAAATACTCTTTTATTTACAAATCAAAATGTTAGTATAGGGATTAAGGGCTTACCCGGAAGAGCTGGGATAGGGTATGGGCATGAACCAAAGGGGTTCATAACTGATACTGGCGGCAGACAATTAAAGAAATGGGTTGGGCCTGAGTGGTTTAATGTTTATTCAAAATATCTAGGAGTTAGGAAATGAAAAAGAAATGTAGCACTAAAGCTAAAGATTCTTTGAAACTTCATATAAAGAAGCCAAAAGTCAAGATCTCTAAAGGTAAAAAGTGAGTTCTAGAAGATTAAAAGGACAGATATTGGCGGGTAAGCCAGTATCTGTTCGTCAGATTAAAAAATACGCTAAAGAACCTGTAAAAGATAAGAATCCTATACATGCTGAGTTTAGGAATAATCTGATACAGCAGGTAATGAGACAAGTTGAGCAAGGACGTAATTTGTCTTCGGATAAGAAGATGGTTACCCCTACAAACATACAGGTAACTCCAAATCAGCAAACAGTCATAGAGGGGCCTAGGATTAAGACCACATCTAATATGGCTGGTACTCTTACTACTAACAAGAAAGTTAAAAAGAGGTGAGATATGTTTAAATCAAAGACAGTAAAAAGAGTGATAGCTTCTGCCTTGGCAACAGCTACAAGTGTCCTGACTTTTATCCCGGGAACTAGCGAAGTTGTTGCGGCATTAATATGGATTACTGGAATCCTAGGGGGTGTTGGTGTAAGCCATGCGGCAATAGCAGGTACCTTAGGAGCTAATAATCTAGCAACGCTCTCTAGTGTGCTCTCAGCCTTAGTTCTTGTATTCCAAAGCGTGCCCGAGCTAGCGCCTTATGCTGAATGGGTCTTGTACTTAGCAGGAGTTCTTGGTATCCCTGTAACAATAAAGAAACTTGGAAAAGTTTGAAAATATAAAAATAGATGAAGAGGTAAGCGAGACTTATGTTCCAGAAAAAGCTTTAATGCTTGCTATCTTGGAACGTGCTTTAATGGATCTCAATCTTCCAGACACAAAAAATCGTAGATGTGCACTGAAATGGTTTATGGGGGAATCTACAGATTACATATTTTCTTATAAAAGTTGTATAGAGACACTTGATCTTACTAAGGATCAAATACAAGCTATTCAAGCTAAGATTAATAAGAGGGTTTAGTCAAATATTTTAAAAATTTCTCAGACTCCTCGTCTAACTTATCTATCCAATATTGATATTCTTCTAAATCATCTTTCTCTTTAGCGTTTAAGATATTAGATTCAATCTCTTTATATCTTTTATACCAATTCATAACAACTTTGGCTTCTTTAACTTCGTTTTTATTTCGTCTCTCTTTCTTTACAGATTTAACTTGAGTATATCTAAAGTACATCTCATTAGCAGCATCTCCAGCTTCCAATCTAATTCCGCTAAGATCCGCTAAACGATCCTTGAACTCTTCCTCAGAAGCTTCTACGTCTCCATAATTAGAGACCCTAAAGAAAGACCTAGACAGTGGCCCTGCCAAAGGAATCTTAGACAGTTCATCATACCAAGTTCTAGCGGTAATAGTTCTATAAGGATCAAACCCTATTATATTAGGTGCTAATTGATTAGCCATGTATTGTGCCATGATTGAGGTTCTATCCCAAAATCCACCAGCTTGTGCAACGTCTTTAGGAAACACTGGCTTATTCCTAAAAAAATCATGTGGATTACCTCCTGTGGCGTATTGAGCTATATTGTATGCCCACTGTAATGGTGGGGTCATTCTTCCCAATAGACCAGATCCTAGTGACATTATTCCTTCCCCAGTCTTAGAATACACGTCTTTAAAAGGATCGTCCTGTCCTGCTAAGAACTTACTTGTAGCATTAATCAGAGGCCACAAAACCCTAGTAAGATCTGTGTAAGTATGTGCTTGTGGTATCCCAATGTTAGCAGATTTCCAATTTGCTCCTATTTCTTTTGATTCAAAAGTTCCCCAAACTCTTAAATCACCTTTATCATCGATAAATCCTATAGGAATCATCAATCTCGATATTTTATCAAAAGAAGGAACTTTTCGTAGGAATTTTTTATAAATATCTTCAGCTTCCTTCCCATAGATAGCCGCAATAATCGATAAAAATCCACTTGTATATAGAATCCTAGGTAAGATTATATTTATCCCTGCAGCAGCAACTCCGTAGGGGCCATAGTCTTTAATTAAAATTGCAGAGTTTCTAATACTGTTTAAATATACCCTACCAAACAAAGTAAAATTATTTATATCCTTGGCTAGGTATCCCCCTCCTGTAGGATCAGGAACTCCTCCATGGTTCCTTGCAAAATTAGCTGCAACTTCTTTAGGCATTCCAGAATCTATAGCCATTTTATAAGTGGCAAACTTAGATATAGCATCTACATGTTCTGCCATAGATTCAGTAGCTTTAAACAAACCTTTTGTTTTACGACTAAGCCAAGTTTTATCTAATAGTTCAGCTCCTTTCTTGTGGACGCTTTCTAGGAAAGTATTTGGAACCTCTAACTCAACTTCATACGCCATTGCCATGTTAGTGAGGAAATTATCTAGTACAGATTTTGTTCTTAATCCAGCCCCATATTCCATCTGAATAGATGGGAATAGATTAAATCTAATGGCATCTTCAAGTAATTCAGATTTTGGAGCATCAGGATTTTTAAAGTATTCCCTAACTTCCTTAGTTGCTTCTGGTAAAGTTTGAGCCAATTTTTTAGCTATAATGAAAGGATTTATAGTTTTATAAATAGGCATAGTTAAAGAAGCAAGGTTTTGAAACTCTCTTATTGGCTCGTTTATAAAAGAAAATACGGGATTAAAGACAGTTCTAAACTGTCTTACCATTAATAAGTCTCTAATATATCCAAGAGTATTTCCTATAGTTCCTAGTACAGGGCCTAGATGCCCTTGATCTGGAGTGTTAATAATAGGTGATAATTGTTTTCCTCCTTTTATAATTGCAGCATAGGGAACTCCGTTGGCATAAACAGGCACTACTAGATCATTTGGGTCTACTTTAACGTCATTAGCCTTAAAGCTCTTAGAAAGTCTTTTATATTCAACGTTATACCCAAGATTACTTGCTAAAGATGCTAAGGTGTTTTTAGCAATTTGAACGTATGATCTAGCTACTAATGCTTGTACCTTAAATATGCTGGTAGGGATTACTGGGGTTCTATCTCCATAAGCTCCTGTAGCAGCTTTTATAGCCCCGTCAATATCATAAAAGTCTGTAAAATAATCTACTAATTGATAATGAACCCAATTATCTGCATTAAGTGCTATTGTACTTAAAAGCCGATTGTTAAAGATTCCTGCTTTATCGTATATTGGAAGAGCATTGCTAAGGACTTTATAAAAATCCTTACTAGCTTTCTCTAATAAAAAATAATTCTCTCCCCATTTATCTTTTAGATTTTTGATTGTTTGATTAGCATCAAACCAAGTAGTACCTCGTTGGTTTAACATGTATTTTCGTACATGATAAGTCTTAGGGTCAAACAAGACAGTTGCAATATCGCCAGTATAAAGTTCCTTGAATATATCATTAAAAGCTTTTCTATTAGGAGCTACATCAATTTTTTCAAATCTACGATAATAAGATTCTATTATGTTTTGTTTTTTTAATTCATATTCTGGGTCATTAACATCTAATCTGTCTATTCTTCTTATAATATAATCTGGAAGTTTATCTGGGGGTTTAGTAGATACCTCCATATCAAAAGTAGCCATTAAATCTATAAGATCATTTATGGATCTCACTTCCTTTAAAGCGTTTCGTAATTTATCGGGAATAATTTTTTCAAAAACAGGGTTTTCAAAAACATTTTTAACAATAGAATAAGCATCTTCAAATTTTACTTTTTTTATAATTTCGATTCCAAGTGAAGTATTTCTAAGAAGTCTTCTAGCGTTTAGGAAGTTATTCCAATCAACCATAGCTTCTTGTTTTGAAATTTGATAAAGATTTCCGTCTTTATCTTTAACCATTGGCAAATTTTTTATAAAATAATTTATTATTTTTTGTGTGGGAGATACTAAGAAGTTTTTAGTGTAATCTGATATAAAAGTATTCCTATCTTTTATAATCCTAAGCATACCTTGTAAGATATTACGAGTGTCTGGGTTAGATACTCGGTCTATTTTGCTTTGTAATATTCCATTAACATTAAATAATGCGAGTCTAATTTCTTGAATTAAGTTTTTCCCAATAGTCCATAAAGATTTGTTATTTTGTTTTAATTTTTGAGAAGCCTCGTGTCTTTTAAATGTCTTTTCAATACTAGAAACAGTGTCATCAATATTAAGGTCTTCTAATACCCTAAGATTGTTTGAAATATTCTTCCACCAATTCCAAAGATTTTTTAGCTCTGGGGACTTACTAAATCCTTCATCTAGTGTTTTATAGACTTGCGGATACTCTTTAACTAAATCTGGAGCCAGCATAAGAGCTGAGAATACATCTGCATATATTTCTTTAGCAGTGTTGCGATAACCATCTTTCTTATATCCCGGACGCCATCTAGCCGATATATCTTCAGCTTGTCTCCATAACTCTGTATTTTCAGGAAGTCTGAAAGACAGATCATCTTTCATAAACTTTAATTTCATTACTAGGGTTTTAGTATTTGGATTTACCTCTACCCCTTGATTAAGCATGTAATCATTTAGGATATCTATAAAATGCCCTAATTCATGTGCCATTGTTTTTATAGCTGCTATTGGGTTAGAGAATAGTTTCTTAGATAAGACAACCCTAGCATCTCGTATAGTTGTGTCGTTTGGTTGTACTGTTTTAGTATCTTTCTTTGGCCAAGAAAAATAGCCATATTTACCTACCGTATTCTTGACAAACTTTAAAAACTCCTGTGGATTTTTTTGTACTAATTCTGCTGCTAAAGAAGTAGCTACTCTTAAAGCTCCTGGGGCATACTCAAGGTCACTAAAAACTCCATTAGGAAATCTTGATATAAAAATCTTATCTGAAGTGTTAACCTTACCATCTTCTGTAAGAACTGTATTATCTACTACAGATTCTACTACTGTATCATTAGGGTCAGCGATACTATCTAATTCTGGAAGTTCTACTGGTTTTAACCCTGTAACTTCTTCTGGAATAGGAACTACAGACTCACTTTCTATTACTTCCCCATCTTTAAGTATATATGTAGAATCCTGTTTATTAAATACAACTTCCTCTGGAGTTGGTTGTCCCATTAAGTCTTCTTCTCTAAGAACACTTGCAGCCTCTAGTCCTCGCAACCTAGCTTCATCGTTCTTAACCCCTTTTTCTACTGCTTCTACGCCAGTTAAAGCTGTATCTATCTCTGAAATGTCTTCTTTTGGTTTTATAGGGGAACCATAAGAAGCTATCCCTTGTAAAGCTCCTCCTAATATACCTCCATACACCGCACTTTTAGCCACCCCATCAAAGAATCCTATGTCTTTATTATCAAGAGCATAGGCTAAAGACTCATTAGAAATCCCTGATTGAATTGCTTCTACAGTAGCTCCTTCAAGAGCTGCCTTAGAAATTAAAAATTTACTACCTTCAAATATCTGTTTTTTTAACAATCTATCAACAGCTCTACCACCATATCTAACAAAAGGAATAGTTCCTATTATCTGAGCTGCTGCTTCTATCCCTGCTGCTTTTGTTGCTCGATCTTCTTCTCCTGTAACATCTAATCCAGTCTCATACCGCTCTCTTACAAATCCTAACATGGCTGGTATACTTCCTAGAGTGAAAGCAACAGAAGAGCCAGCTCCAGATATAATTAAAGGTACCGCTGGAATAGTATATCCTGCTAAAGTTCCTAAGATACTAGATACTTCCGATGAAATATCCTCATTCCTAGAAGGATCTATATATTTATCCAAACTCTTAAAGTCTTCCCCAGTTACTAATCTGTACAATGGGTCTACAGCCCCCTCAGCAAACCTTAAAGGAGCGTCCAGCACTTTGCCAAATATCCCACGAGAACGACCACGAATACTCCCCTCTGTAAAATTAGCTGCTGTCTCTACGGAATTTTTCCAGATATCTTTGTTTAAAATTACTCTAGGGTCTGTAGTATTTTCTATATATTCTAGGTTAGCATCTCGCCACCGTCTAATTCGATCTATATCATCTTCTTCGATGGTATCAGACTCTAACTCGCTTAAATGAACAATAATATCGTTATTATAAGTAAAATTAGGATCAAACTCTTTTATTCTAAATCTTTGTCTAAGAAGAGCTCCTACCTTAGACAATTCTTCCTCTGCTCCTTCCCCAGGATATATATCAAGAATTTTTTGATAAGCACTCTCAAAAGAATCTTCTTCGGCAATAATAGCCATAGCCTCTATTTCAAAATCTACATTTGATTTAATTTTTGATGCCTTTGATATAGGCTCTTCTGCTATAGGCTCTTCTGCTGTAGAACTTTGTTCAGAAATTGGTGTTAGGGTATTGGGAGAGGTTAACGCCTCTTCTTTCTCTTCTCCATCATCTCCCTCATCATAAATAATTTTATGCATAATAAGCGTATAAGAATTTAGCTACTTGATCAGGATATTCTTTTATTTCATCTGCCTTTTTCTTAGACAATCGGCCTTTTTTAACTTCTTGGTCTAGGAAATTCTTTACTGCTGTAACATCTGTTCCTACTTTTCGCACTGCTTTTCTAATTAACCCCGGGCCTCCATTGTATGCCATAAGCATTAAAGGCAGATTCCCTTCAAACTCTGCTAATAATAAAGCAAGATACGCCGTACCTGCTGCAACATTTTCTATAGGGTCAGTAACATCAAAAGGTTTTTCACGTCCTACAAACTTAGCAGCATCTATAGCAGCAGCTTTTGTAACTTGCATTAATCCTTTAACTTCTGTAGGGCTTACAGCTTTACGGTTTCCAGCAGATTCTTGAGCAATCACAGATTTTACAACAGGGTGTAATGGTTGAGTTAATGGGTCTCGGTCTATTCGTTCAAATATTTTATTTATACTTTTTATGTCTTTATCAATCATTTTCTTAATATTAGAAGGAATTAACCCAACTCTAGATCGTGTTTCAACATCTTGAACAGTTGTTAGCATATTTCTAAAAGGAGATGAGGAAAGATCAATATCTCCTACATCTGCTTCTCCTCTAAATACTGCTATTTCCGTAGGAATAAGAGGTTCTAAATCATTTACAGATATTGGGAATTTTGCTGTAATTTCTTTAAATAAAGATGGTGTAGGCGTAGGCACAGGTATAGACATAGATGTAGGAGTAGATGCAGGTGCAGGTGCAGGTGCAGGTGCAGGTGCAGGTGCAGGTGTAGGTGTAGGTGTAGGTGTAGGTGCAGACGTATCCTCCTCTAACAGATTATTCAATCTTAAGAATCTCTCTCTTGCTGCTGGATCTTTAATTTGTTCTGCTCTTTTACGCAACCTATTCTCACGTTCCTCTGCTGTAATATTTTCTTTAGTATCTTGACTCGATCTTTCTGGTAAAGATTGTCTTTCTGGTGAAGACCGTTTCTCATTGGATTCTCTATCTCCTTTAGCAGTCGCTAAATTATCGGCTAAATCCACCTCATAAGCACTTTTAGCAGCTGTAAAAGCATTTACATCCTCTCTAGATAGATTAGAAGAATACACTCTACCAGTAGTACGATTTATAAGAGAATATTGCTTATCAGAAAGATTTATTCCTGCTCCTGTACCAGGAACAGCTTTTTTAATTTTTGTTGTTTTTTGTTTCCCCGTTGTAGGATCTATAACGGCAGTTGGAACATCTTCTTCTTCTATATCTATCTCGGAATTAGGAACTGCTATTACAGAATCCAAAAAAGAAGCTTTTCCAAAACTTTTAGGAATTTTTCTTGTTTTATTTTCTTCAATTATTTCATTACGAAAAGCATCATAAGCAATATTAATATTAAAGTTTGAAGTAAAAGCCTTATTCAACATTTTCTGTCTTTCTGTGGCTTCTTTAGTTTCAGCTCTAATAATAGATTCTCTTATCTTATCGTCTAAATCTTTATAGATAATCCTATCAGCGATCTCTCTCTGATCTGCATTATACATTGAATAAAAACTTAATAATCCTTTTTCCTGTAACCCTTTCTTTTCTTGAAAAATAGGTGCAAATCTTGGGTCTAAGAAAGCCTGTGCTTTTTCTTCATCGCTTCCTTGAGCTAAGATTTGATTAAATTGGTTCTGTAATAGAGCTTTATCTCTTAGATTCTTAGCTTCATACAAAGCTGCTTCTTTGGTTTCTTCTTCTGTAATTTGAGCGGCTTCGGCTTTTAGTTGGTCTAAGATGTTTTTATACTGAAGTTGTTTAAGCTGTTCAGCCTCCATCTCAGGAGCAAGTTCAGCAATAACTTTATTCCTATCAGCAATAGCTTGCCTATTCTCGTTATCAATAGCGTTTGCTTGAATTTTTTGACCCCTTTCTATTCCAGAAAAAAATCCTTCAACCGCAGAAGCAAAAGGGCTTGGAATAGCGTTACCGATGTTTGCTCCTTGAGTAGCAGCTTGTCCGAATAATGATATATTTATATTTGGGCCTGTCGGTTGTGAGAAAATATTATAAGCCATATTAGCCCACACTCCTAAGCATAAGAGGAGGTAACTTACGTTTACCAGAGATAGAGGTTTCTGCATCCTTCGGTCTCCTTGTGAATCTAGGATCTGGAGCCTCGACAGAATTCAAATCAGACTCCTCTCTTGACGTTGAATAAGTTGGAGAACTTTTAACACCCTTACTACGGTATTTAGCCTCTAACTCTTTAATTCTTTTTTTATTATAAATTATAGGAAGATCGTCTGGTCTGTTTATTGTAATACGATTATCTAATTCCTTTATCTCTATAGGATCTTCATCTGGATACATTTCGTAGTATTTTTCAGGATATTTTTCTCTTAAGTACATTAAGCGATACGCATCATTTTTATCTTGAATAACTGCTTTATTGTCTTTAGTTATTATAATGCCGTATTTTTTACTCTCTTCAAAATTAATATTAGCATTACGCCCTTTCATCAAGTTTAAAGCATAATCATAATTTTTATTTCCATAAAGCATCTCTGCCGTTTGATGCATACTAATCATCTGAGTTTGATTTATTCTACCTTCTTTAAACATTAAATTAGCTAACTGATAAAGATCTTCTCGACTTTTAATTCCTGCCTTAGCATAAATAGCTCTAGCATTAGTAATAAGCTTATCAAAATTTTCTTTAGTTAATTCTTTTCCTGTTCCAATATTAGCTAATAATGCATTACCCATTTGACTTCCAACTTGATTTACATTAGTAGCCACTGCTCCAGAGAGAACTCTTGATAATGTAATTCCAAACATAGAAGACATGAAATCTAAATCGTTGGTATAATCAGTATCATAAGGATTTAATTTCCTATCATCTTTGCCTATAAACTTAGATCTATCTTTAACTTCTCGTTGCTCTGATTTTCCATCTTTCCCTATCGTTGCTATAGTTCCATCTGGAAGTTCAAATTCTCCTCTATCATTAGTAACTCCAAGCTCTTTAAACACATTTCTAACAAGGTCTCTTTTTAACTGTTCTTTACTTTTCCCAGTGTGCACAGCCCCTCCAGCAATAGCAGTAACAGCTATAGCTGCTGCTACATATGGGTTCCACATTCCAATAGCAGTCATCCCTGCTGATACACCAGCAGCACCTATAGCTCCTTGTATACCCCCTTGAACTCCCCCAGTACCCCAAGAATTATATATAGTATATAATCCAGAGGCTATTGATAAAGCTCCTCCAGCTACTTGAAGGCCACTAGTAGCGCCAGCTCCCCCAGCTCCCCCAGCTGCGCCAGCTCCCCCAGCTCCCCCAGCTCCCCCAGCTGCGCCAGCTCCCCCAGCTATCCTAGAAGCGGACTCAATAGTTGGGGCAGTTAGTCCACTTACAGCAGATGAACTGCTTCCAGAAAGTAATCCCAAATTATCAGCCAATCTAACAATAGACTGTATTGTTTGACCTGTTCCAAGAATTTTTCCTATTGCATTTAATTGATCCCAATTTTTTATAAGATTATGAGCATTGTATCCGTTAGAAATTAGATCCATTGCTTGTCCAAGGTTCATCCCAGTGAACATTCCGTTAGGTGACATAATCTGTTTACTAAACAGATTAGTTCCATCTGCAAAGTGGTATAGCTTCATTGCATTATTAGCTAAAGCCAAACCTTTTTGCATGGTACTCATATTTCCCCAGTTTAAGAACATATTAGCTAGTCCTAATATTCCTGAGATACCTGCTGAGTTCTGACCTAGTTTCTCTAGCTGTACTTTCTCTGCATCCGTTAGATCGCCTTTTGCAATTCTTGCAGGGTCGATTCCAGATAGCCACTCAATAACTGGTTTATTAAATTTATTCTTTAAAAGGTTTAGGAACCCAAGATAGTTATTATTAGAAGCAGCACTAGTTAAGCTGTTAATAAAAGATATATCCCCTACAGTATCTTTTATCCCCTCCCAAGAGGTTAAATCCTCTGTGTTAAAAGGTATTAACTGAGCTATTTGTTCTCCCCAGAAATCTAAGGCAGACTTTCCTGCAAAAGTGCTGTTTCCTTTTGCGAACTCTTCGTAACTGTATGTAGGCTCTCCAACAGCATTGTATCCTGAAAACTTAAACCCAAGTCTTTCTTCATTGCTGATACCAGCAACTTTTAAAGCCTGTTTACCATAATTTTGCAAAGAGAATTTTTGAATGTCTTTAGTATTTCCAAAAGTCTTAATAAAACTTTTTGATAAATTTCCGCTAGATTTTATTAGAGTGTTAGATGTGGGAGAATACTTTGTACTAGATACCTGACTTTCCAGATTTAATTTTGGCCCTAAGGTATACTTTCCACTATCAGAATTAAGTCCAAACTTATAATCAGATCTTGAGTTGTATTGCTCTGGATCAAAATAATCAAAATCTGGAGTACCAAATCCAGATTGTTGATCTCCGCTAAACCATCCTATAATAGCGTCTCCAAAATTATTCCAAAAAGCACCTGCAATTTGACCAATAGTAGCCCAATCTTTACTTCTTCTAGCTTTTTTCTCGTACTCACGAGCTATCTCTTCATAACGACGTTGCTGCTCAATGGCTAGTATTGTGTTAATATCTGTCTGCAACGCTCCCGCATAAGCCCCTGCCAAATTAGCCATATAGCTAAATTTTCCAAGAGCAAAGTTATTTATATTATTAGCATTGAATTCGTTAGTTCTTTGAATAAGATTAGCAAGAAATTGTCTTTCATTTGTATTTAACTGTGATGCTGCTATGGTAGAGATCATAGTCTGTGCATCAAGTCTTTGCTGCTGAGAACCCATTAACTGGCTTGCAGATTGACTGGGCATTACTCTAATTTGTGATCCTGCTGTAGAGTAAGCAGTTGGAGCCAATTCAAATTGAGACCTAGTAGTAATGTTTGACTGTAGCAACTTATCTCCGTACTCGGAAAGTTGTAGCCTTCTGTCTGCTGACATCAGATCCGAAACTTTCCTAGCAACGCTAGAAGATGCTCCAAAACCGCCTTGAACAGCTTGGTCAGCAGCAGCACTCCGCCCTGTTAATTCAAACGCACGGTCTTCTATTTCATCTGGAAGTCTACCTTTAGCTAAGGTTTGTGCTCTTTGTGTCTGTTCTGCAAGAGCTTCTCGTGTGCCTGGCATCGCTGCATCAATCTGAGAAGTACGCTGCAATTGATTAAATATGTTATCAATAGCAGTTTCCCTTCTAGCTAAAGCAGCAGCGGCTGGAACAAAACTTTGCATCCCAGCAAGCTCAGTGTCTAACGTATCTAAAGCTAAACGTTGCGACATTTTGTAATTCTTAAGAAGTTCCTGCCTATTAAAATTTCCAAAAGCTTGTGCAAACTTTGGAATGTCCATGGGGTCATATGGGGCTGGTTTTATGAGAAATGGGTTTGGATACAATGATGTTAGATTTGCCGGCACTGCTCCATACCCAATCTGACCCGGTGCTAATGGCCCTAGATTCTTAAGATCCTTATTAGGAGCCTCAAATACGGCAGATAAGCCCCCATCTTCAGTCCTATACTCTGTAGTAGGGTTTAATACTATTGATTTCCTAGAGCCACCAAACTCTATATCAATAGGCTGACCATAATCAGCCTCAGTAAAATCTGGAAATGCCCACTGCATGGTGGGCTTTCCCTGATCTACTCCCTTAGAGACCCCACCGACTTTCTCTGCAGGCACAGCAGTAATGACTCGACCATTTGGAAGATAAATTTTTGGTGGAGGAGAATTGACATCCGTCGTCAGGAACACTAAACCTTTTCTTCTGGTTGGACGAATTACAATCTTGGCCATAACTTAAAATATAATGTTCTTAATTGAACCTCCTGCTAATGGTACAAACATCTCTACAGGTTTACCATTATTTACATTCTTAGTCTCATTTTCCCTAATTATTATATCTCTTAATTGAGTATCCTTCGCTATAGCAGTCTCAGGATTATTATTATAATTAGAGTATATAGCCTGTGCTGCTAGGGACAAAGCATAAAGATTATCAAAAGGGATAAGATCATTGTCTGAATAATATTCTTTAAGGCGTATTCTTCCTAAGACCTCTACCCTAGCATTAGGAGCACAAGCTATCTTGATCTTATAACGCCTATACTTAGGATATTGCTCAAATGGAGAATAATCAGAGAGGAATCCTTTCTCTAGCCCTTTTATCCAATATAATTGCACATAACCGTTGGTCTTAGTTTTCACTACCTCAGTTATCTTAGAGAAAGCAACATGAGAGACTCGAATCTGACCTTTCCGAATGGATAGATATTCTCCTACAAGCTGTTCCCCCTTATGATCCGTTATTACCTCTCGACCAGTAGCATCTAGTCCTTTGATTATTACATGAGCATTGGGGTCTTCCTCGCAGATCGATTGAACCCCAACATTAGCTACTCCCGGAATATCATAAGCTGTAGGGACATAATTAGGCTCCTCTAATACCGCATTGGCTGGGATACAATCTGATAGATCCGAGTACCCATACCACTCAAACCAACGATCCCAAGAAGAAGCTATAGCACCATCAATCTTTACCTTCAGTATGCTTTCTAACTCATAAGGTACAGTAAAGGAACCATTAACCGCATTGAATACAAATTTGCGTAGATTACCATATTGCCCACTTATGAGCATGTAATCTAGTACTTCACGTAGGAATAAGGCTACCTCAGCATTAGAGGCACATTTACCGCCCCTACCTGCCCATTGAGCGACTCGTTTCTTGGCATCACCAAAAGTTATAGCCATTGGTGATTACCCTTTCTTTCTTATTACACCACGTACTACTACCTGAGTGTTCTTAGATTGAGCCTGATTAGTGGCACTATTGCTAGTGCCATTATTACTTGGCTGCTGAGGCTGAGGCTGTTGTTGCATTAGTGCTCCCAATTTCTTACAAGAGCACATATAGCTAAGAATTAGCCTGATTAATGCACACACCAGCTGCCTTAACAAACTCTAATTGTTTATAAGGCGCTGAAGTAGTCAAAGATTGATTCTGCGGTACTAATGCATTAGGGAAAGACAATCTCTTTCCATCAGCATACCAATAACCATAGAAAGGTAGCATGAATCCTGCATTAGCTCCAGCATAACCATCCCTAGTAGCTAACTTTGGGAGTTCGCATAAAGGTAACAAATTAAGTGCCATAATTATCTCCTTGCCCCATTATTAGGCCTACGCTCAGACCATGGATTATCCACAAACCCTTGCACAGGCTCAGTTTTCATAGCTTTCATTTTATTAGACCCAATGCCTTCTACAAACTTAAGCTCAGGTACTTTGTTATAAGTATGTCCACTTGAGGTAATTCCTGCTCGAAATTTCTTCAAATGAACTTCTTCATCAAATTCTTCAACCATAGACTAAAAATCTCCTATGAAAGAATTATATAAGAATATCTAAGATTCTAAAAGCCACTAAAAGTAACTGCAAAATAACTATATGGCCCAGCTCCTGCAGGGTAATAGAAACTTTTAATATGGTTAACTTGAGCAATCGTGAAATTCGGATTATTTGAATCCACTAACTGGAACCCAACAGGGACATTGTTACTATCTCCATACATCCAGATCACCTGATTAGGAGCAGGAATTACCTGAGCCCATGTGGTGCCAGTGAACATGTAAATGCCCGTGAAGGTTCCAGAGTTTGAGAGTCTAAACCAAACTGAGTTCCTCTCAGTAGATTGCGGTTGTGCATTAGAGACTATTACATTGGTAATTGTATTAGGAATAACAGCCTTAAAGTTTTGCTCTATTGCTTTCAATAACTCTGAGGTACTACTGAAGCAAAAATCATCAGCTAGCCCTACACTCCTAAGATTTGCTAAGGTTACATCTACATCTTCGGTTGACATTCTGGTATCCTCCAATCAGTATCACAATCAGCACAAATGGTTATTGCTGGGTAGCCCCCACAATCGGTCTCTGTAACATTCATAGGCAATTCCGAGGCCATTATTAGAAATTCCTCTAGTTCCCAATAAATCCCCTCAATCTCAAATAGTAATTGTACCCTGTTAAACGTATCATAGGTCTCTAAGGTCACGGGGTTGCAACCCGGATCCTCTGGAGACCCTAGCATAATCTCCCTAAGATCATGAGGGGAGAAATTAAAACAAGTAAGATCCCCTTCACAATACCTATAAGGAGCTTCATGCGTAAATTCCCTCCAAAGAATGAAGGTACTTCCATGACTTGGCTTATAACTTATCCTAAGTCGAAAATTTCCTTTAATCTTGGAGATCCCAAGTATTATCTGATTTAGCACCTTTGGTTGGAAAGGGGTTTGAAAAGAGTATTCCCTAGTATAAATCTTTGATCTAATCTGTCGCGGCTTACCTTTGACTATATCATAGCTCAGATCTGATCTAAGCTCCCACAAGGTATTTATGCCAGATTCCTTAGATATAATAAAACATCTATTATCATTCTGAACAATATCCATCGGCCTACAGCTAACCCTAATACCTGCCCATGCAGGGAAACTATCTTTACCTAAGGTAGCTATGCTATCTAACTCTAAGACCCCAAAGCCCCCAAAGGCATAATCAAATGTTTGCTTATAATCTGTAGTCTGAGCCAAAGTTCTAAAGGGGTTTATAGTAAAAAGCACCTTATTCTTGTAATAGGCCATTGTAGAGAATCTAAGTAACTCTAAGGGAGGATCCCCTATGTAATTCTGCATCTCCTTTGAGATAGCAGATCTACTCCATTTCCCTAGATCCTCCCTAGACATAGAAAGGGAATAAACAAACCCATCTGCTCCTATAAAGAATAGATCAGCATTTACATTGCAGAATGCTCTAGGGCCTACAATACCTGTACCATACAAGAACACACTTCCAAACTGGCTAGCTTCCCACTGATTCCTAGGTAGATTCGTTTGATATGAATAGATAGCATTGATCGTTGATACTAACAAAGGGCCAATGCCTGTAGATCTATCTACAACCTGCAGGAACGTCATAGCTGTTATAGGATCATTATTGTAATTGGTAGAGAGCTGGAATATCTGTCCAAAATATGGAGCAAGAAGAACCTCCTCAAAGGTCACAGGCCCATCAGGAAATCCTACAGCAGCAGGATCTCCTGCAGTAAACTCATTACCTGCATTTGCAATAAAAAGTCTATTCTGGTTATATGTTCCAAGAACTGATCTAGGAACCTCTAACTTATTAGGATCAGCCCTCTTGGCAGTAAGACCCTCTATGATCACTGGATACGCAGGAAAATCAAAGATAACAATGAAACGACCAGCAGCACTCCAGTTTATCCTAGGATGTAGCTCATTTAGCTTACTTCCATCAGATATCTCTACTACAGTTACTTCTCCTGTACCTTGATTATAAAAGAATATAACTCCTGAGATAATAATTATTAAGAAAGATTCCGTTCCTACAGAATACGGGATAATCGCCTGATATTTTCCATAACGAAAGATACTTTCATAACTTCTAGTATCTCCATTAGGAAACTCAAAGAATCCGTAGATATCTAAAGATTTCTCCTCTAGGCCATAAGGAGGGGATATTGCACCATCTTTGGTAGATACATTAACCCCAGCATAGTACGCATTCTCAGGTATCTTATGTGGGACTAAGGCCGCATTCTGGCCACCTGAGAAATCTGCTGAACCATCCTGAAGCACACTAATCAACCCCAATTACAAAGAATAAACCTCTTACTCCTAGGGTACTACCTCCTCCATACTTCAATCCATAATTTATATCATTTGCTAGATCAGAGACACTACGAATAGAAGCTCTAATCCTAAAAGATGATACTTGAGTATTGGTAAAGGAATACACTAACCCAAAAGATGGCTCTATATTATGAGGTCTAGTAGCTGCACTATCATTTTGATTACGCAGGTACACATATTGCTCTTGTAAATTACTCTGATTATCTGAGGTTGGAAGGATACGGTCTATCTCAACCCTTGCTCCTATAACCCCAGCTGCAGGGGTGCTAGGCTGAGCAGGTGGAGGCGGGGTTGCAGGCCCAATCCTACAATTAGCTTGTCCAATTAATATAATATAAACTATATAATTCCTGCCCAATGGGGGCGTGATTGTTAACACAGAACTCCAAGCAGTATTATAGGTTTGTCCCGGCTCTACAAAAGGAACAGAAGAGTCTGAGACTATCAATTCATAGGCTTGAGGAACATACTTAGGAATAGTTCTAATGACTCCGCTAGCAGAACAGTAGATAGGAGATCCATTTGTATCAGGGCCTGAATAGGACAAGGAAGGGTCACCCCATATCCCAGAGACATTCACTGAAGGGGTAAAGGTATTTGGATCAATCCTTAAACCACACCCAGCAGGTTTAAAAATCCCAGCCTTATTTGAGTGATTCCCTATTAAGAATGATGGAGAATCTGGAACTGTAAGTGGTGCAGATACCCCTTCCTTACATACTATTACTGGCCCAGAGTCTACAGGATCTACAGCACAAGGATTCCTACTAAGAAGTATTACTCTGTTCTGACATCTACCAAACTGATCTAATCCATATACAGGAGTCCCGGGAATAGCTCCTTCCCCTTTATTTATAATCGTAACTACATTATTTGGCTTAATTGTTTGAAGTAAATATATAGCTGAACCAATCTGGATATAATTCCCAGCAATTAAACCCTCTACAGAAGTCAAGGTAATATCTACAGGAGTGTTCAAAGGAGGAGCAGTAAAGTCTAGCTTTACACATACTCCTGTGTTTAACACATCCTCACAACATGGAGGATCCGTGACTATGAATGTGGTACATTTTGGAACACTGGTTCCCGGAGCAGCATTGTCCACTAAGCATGGATTAGTAATGGTTATTGTTTGCTTCTCTGTATCAACAGATACAATCTCAAAATACCCAAAAGAACTATTCCAAAGATAGGAACCGGGAGACGCTCCATAAAGTCCGGGCACAGAGATTACTGCAGATCCGCCACAGGTCGGAATATTCCATGCTGAGGTTATCTGAATACCTAATGAATATTGAGGGACATAGGTAACGTTACAATGATCCTCCTTGCACATTATCCCACTTAGATAATATGGCTCTGGGGTAGCATGACAAACACACGGATTCTTATTGCAAGAACAGCTCATACACCTCTATAGATAATAGATAACATTAAGGTATTAGCCCCAGCGGCGTAGGCTCCAGAATTATCTATCCTTATTGTACCTTCATTAGCTAGAGCAAGTCTTCTATTTACAGAGACCACTGCATAATTATGGCTTGGAGAGTTTAAGGTACCATGCCCTATTAGGATATTAGGAACAGCTCCAAAAACAGTAACAGGCAGATTAATATACAATTCTGTACCAGACCCAGCCAAGGTAAAGTCTATATGCATCCTAAGAGATACATCCTTAGTTACATTATTAACGGAATATTCTGAGAGATTAAACACTATCCCAGAGGCAGCTAGGGTTCCATTGCCCGTTATGGCAGTAGTCCAGTTATTCCAGCCAGAGAACGCTGGCGGCCCTGCTAGTACAAACATAGTGCTAGCAGGCACTACAGTTCCCGGAGGTGGATTGACTGCTTGACATTCATTAACAACCACCATCTCTCCAGTTACAGCATTAAAAGAAGTTATCTTTAGATATCCGTATGTAGGACTATAAAGGTAGCTTCCAACAGATACGTTCTTTAGATTTGCAAATGTGAGTACAGCAGTGGAATTGCATGCAGGCAGATTAAAAGAGTTCTGAACTACAAGAGCGCCACACACTGTTGCACAATTTGTAGTAGATACGCATGTAGTTACTATATTACTATTGCACCCACAATTACTCATAAGTCCTCTATTAACATATAATCTTTCTTTATAACATCTAATAACTTAGATAATGTATTCCTACTTTCCCTTACAGAGTTACCATGTCGCACCCCTACCAAGATACACCCTTCAGTATCTGCCACAGTGTTCCCAGCATGGATTAGTATCCCAGATCTACCTTTGACCTCAGATACAGCAATACATTTTCCATGCCTAGATGATAATATAGATTCTACAGGATAAATACCTAAAGGAATACAGGATATATTCTGCGCATTCTGTCTCCAAGGTAATTCCAAGGTGTCACAAAAGTAATGCCCGTCTACGATTAGTACGCCTAAGGTCTCAGTATTGGATCGTTTGTACCTAAAAATTCTAAGCACTACAAACCTGCGTATTAGTAGGGGTTATCCCAGTCACTATTGAATTAGTATTCTCATTTATATACGTAACGATAAAAGACGTAGGCGGTAGTTGTGCGGTATCAAACCACCGAATAACTTGGATTCTATCCCCTACAGAACCCCAAGCCCCAGCTACAGTAACAGTTAGGCAGCTAGTTATGGGCACTAAGGATTGTTTACAGAGGATCTGTTGTAAAAGACAAACGACATCCGAGCAACATCGCTCTAACTCTGAGCTTTGCTTAGTGCACCCAAGATCTTTAACACCAAAAGAGGCAACAACCACAAAAATCCTCCGTAATACATTGTATCCTAAAGCCTATATTAGCCCAATACTATTCTTTAGTTTTATTCTTAGCCCACTGCCTTGGAGTGAATACCAATTCCTCAAACTGATCGTCTGTATGGAATGTGACAGTGACCGAGACATCCAAGAAATCAGCAAACTCTTGAACATCATCCTTGAATATTTCTAATTCTTTCTTTATCTTTGCTAAAGCTATTTCCTCTTTATTTCCCATATCTGTACCCTCCCTAACTAACACCACACAATGGTAATAAATTTACACCACTTGGTGGCGCTGAATCAATTAAAGCATACTCTAGGAAAGCGCTATTCTTATTAGCTCCAGTAAAAGTTACTGACATCGTATTAGAAGAAGGTGTGCCTAGATCCCCATCAGAAGATACCATTCCTATGGTATTATAAGCTTGGATCTCATTCTGGGTTGTTACCCCTCCAGAATACGCTGTAGCTACAGAGTTATCCTGTGCTCCAGTGTATGCATAAAATCCTACTAACTTACAATTAGGATTCGATGTAGGGCCTATAGGATTATTACTTTGTGGCGAGCCGCCACTAGCTGTTCCAGTAACAGAGGAGTCTAGGTATGTAGGAGATGCTACACCTGAATAAACCCTAGCATGTATAACATAATTATAGGATCCAGATAAGATTGGCCCACTTATAGTAGTAGATGCTCCTGCAAAGGCGCTTATTACAATAAAAGATTGAATTTGTATCCCAGCAGAGTTTACAGATGAAAGGAAATCAGTATACGTATTACCTAAGGTATCACTGGGAGAGCCTGCCACAGGAACTAAGATAGGAGCAGGCAAGGCATAGGTGTACATTATCAGATCTCCAACAGCTATTGAATTAGACAAGGTAATACTAGGATTAGTTCCACTTCCTGTATTAGTTGCTGTTTGAGTTAATACTATTGCCACATTAAGGAGCTATAAAACCACTAACAGAAATATAAATTGTTGTACTAGCTGTCTCAGCTTGTACAAACAAGGCAGTGTTGGCATTGGTAAAGAAAGGCACATGCAATGTTACATTAGAGCCTCCTTTATTAGGAGCTATTGTCCTCCATAATGTTGCTCCTCCTGATCCATTCTGGAATGTGATCAATGAATCATTAGTGCCTGTATTAGTAATAGAGATATTAGTTACATAGATCCTAAGACCTGCTCCAGCAGCTGCTACTAAAGAGGTAGAAGATGTATTCGTCAAGGATAAATTGCCAAATACATAAGAATTAACAGGAGCAAAAAGATTTACTAACCTTCTACCAAAGGAATCTACAACACCTACAGATATATCTAAGTTAGCATCCGTTCTATTCGCTAAGGAATCAGTTCTAAGGAACAAGGAAGGTATACCAGAAGCATTACTTGTAGTAGGCTCATCATTTGTATAAATGGATCGCTCAGAAAACGCTAAGGCATTTGCCCTAACCAAGGTCTCTAAGCCAACCCCCTTCACCGTCTTAGCATTGGCAATATAATCCCCTTCTTGAGCAAGGTCTATTAGGTTCTGATTCGCTACCCCCAATGGAAATACACCAAAATGCCCAGAGGCATGAGGAGCATCTTCTTGCTTTAATAACCCAAGCGTAGAACTAGTCTGATCTGAGGCCTGTACTGCAACCTTTAGATGCCCTGCAGGGCCAGTTGATAAAGGAATATACTCTTGGTTAGCATTGGTAAGTATAGAATCAGCATCATTTCGAACCCCTAGAATGAACTGCCCCACTGAACCAGAAACATGAGCTGAGTCTTCTGCGTAGATCCCAGAGCATCCACCAGCCTGCACCAATGACCAATTAGTAGGCGCTGTAGAGGCTGTCCTATCTAATAAAAGATATACAGGCGTCCCTAGAACGCCATTATTTACAGGAATCTGAACAATCTTATTAACACCATTATCGCAGATTAGATACTCAATTACAGATACAGAGCCACCACATGCAACCAAAGAACTAATAGAACCAGTGTACACTGATCCATTTAGGTTATAGGCCGTAGGGGTTCCACGAGTACCATCTACATTATAATTATAACTATAGATTACAGGCTGTCCTGTATTTGGATCACATAGAATCTCTACATCAATCCTATTCCCGGGCAACCCGCCACCACCGCCCCCACTATTAGCAATAGAGCATAGGATCTGTAGAACTGCCGCCTGATAAGAACTTTGAACCCTTGCAAGCTCTATAGGATTACAACATGGATCGCAATTCGATCTAGGCATATTATATGAAGTCCTTCAGATCTATATTCTGTGCTATCAATACATTAGAGATTGATGTTGGATGTAGACCATCCCTAGTGTACGGATCATATATCTTGTAGGTATCACCAACGGCTGGGGTAGGTGATATAATAGCTAGGGTCTCAAAAATATTAGCAGTGTTACCTGCAATACTCACCCTTTGACCTAACGCAGCACCGCTAGTTATCTCTACTACATATCCTTTCCACTGATTAAGAGTCCAGTTCTTTATAGAATCTGTATAACTTGCGCCTGTTATAGAGGTTATACTCCCTGTAACAAGAGATGCGGCTTGAGCAGGTGGCCAATAACCACCATTTAAAGCATAAACCCCTTGAGAGTTCATTTCAAAGTTCTTACAAATGTCTATAACAGCTACCTTCTTAGTGGTCTTGTACGTAGATAACACATTAGTTACAAAACCATCAGGGCCAGTATCACGAAGCCAATTATTCACCTCCACACGCTTAGACTCAAAGCTAGTTACAGATTGATTAGCTATAGTTAACCAACCATCTGTAGAAGTAGTCCTTGGTAAAAACGTAGTATGAATATAATTCTTATTCTGAGATAAATAATACCAAGCTATATTAACTATCTTAGCTTTGATCTGAGCAACAGTTAATGAAGGTAGATCATTGGTACCACAATTATTAACCACTGTATCATGGAACTGAGCAAGCCATCTTCTAGCATAAGATTGAGATGCATTCTCCATCCTACCTAGAATCTCAGAGTTAATTCCAAACGCAGTATATGCAACCTTTGGGGTAGCATTTAAAGAGTATACCCTTGATAATTGCCCAGTAGCATATCGCTCAAAAGGGCCACCACGTTGGATCTTGAAACCACCATCATCTAGACCAGAAATAATAGAATCCCCTAAGAATATAATAGACTTAGGCCTATAAGAAGGATCACGTGGCTTCCCTAGGATCAATACAGGATAACACTGACCTCCTGTGGTGGATATATTGATATTTCCAGAACCATCATAAACACGATCAGCACTTTCTGCGCCTTCCCCAGAGTTTAAACCTCCTATACCAGTACCTCCTACAAGACCGCCACCGCCCATGTACTGCTCTGTATTAGAAGTGAAAACACCAGTACGTACAAAGAAACGCTCATTCTTATTTACTTCAAAAGGAACAGGATCGGTTATTAAGAATGACCCAACATCTAATGGCATTAATCTAGCACCCCTAGCAGTCACCCATGGTCTTGGAGCTGTTTGAGCATTCAGATTACCTCCAGCAACCTTCTCCAAAGATGCCCTAATATTCATAGGGTTATTACCTAATAACTCTAATCCACCAGATTGTCTAAAGTTACCATAGATCAAGACAATAGAAGAGGCATCAAACAAAGCTATATGCCTTGATCTGGCAGTTCGAACACCAGCACCATTGACTAATCCAAACCTCATCTGACATCCTTCGGTTGCCAAAGGGTAATACCCCCTATAACCATGATCAGCTACTATATGATCTGCATAAACATGTTTAAAAGGCTTATCTGGACTTCCTATGTTTATTGTATGACCTTTAGTAGGAATTATATCTGTATGAGGCCCTCTAGGGTCATCCGTCCAAACTTTATCCTTTCCGTATGTCATATACCTTCTCCAATAATCCCCAAGAATCTAAACCATGTAAAATAATTATTATAAATGCGGCTATACCTGCCAATAAAAGTAATACATCTTTTCCAGAGAATTTATCAGTTCTTGATATAGCCGTAGTCGCTACAGTGATTAAAGCCTTAGACAAAGTTTCAAATCCACCATGAAGTGTATCTTTGATTTCCACCACATGCAGATTCAAATCATCTATTTTCTTCTCTAAGACTTCCATTCTTTTTTCAGCATTAAAAAAAGCTTTATTCATATTTACAAAAGATCAGAGGGGGCAATGCCCCCTCCTTAAAAAACCCTATGTACATTGTGAAACTACAGGCCCAGTGCCACAGCTTGGGCATGTTGCATCCGTTGTAGGCGGTACACAGACACTAACAACGCCACCGACTTTGTCACAGAACGCCGTATTGCCGATATCCACCTTCCATGTAGATGTAACCATATCAAACGATACAACAGTCGCAGATACCGTAGTACCATTTCCATAGTACAATGTAACCACCTTGTTAACAGCATCAGCTTTGATCGGATTACTGAGTACCAGATCAAGTCTAGTATTATCGTTACAATCAACCTCGTAACTAATAACATTTGCTGAGCAGCCAAGTGTATTATCACAGAATAGACTGACGAAGTTACAGTTAGGAGGTAACTGTCCTGTATAGATCACCTCAATAGTCTTCCTATCAGAAGATACTGCTACTAAGGTAGTATTCAAATATCCGCCAGTATCTAAGCCCAATTGAATAGTGTCATCTGGAACTACCAACGAGCTAAGCGGAGCAGATAGTTGAATAAATGCTCTGTTAGATTCTGTTGGATGTAGATAGCTACTTAGTATCAATGGACATGGACATCCCACAGGCGGTACCTCATTAGTACAAGTCTCAGTTACTGGAGGACATGATTGTTCTGGCAAGAATGTAGCAATAGCGCTCACTTTTGGTCTCTCTACCAAGATACCTATCACACCCTCACTTGCCGCAGAAGATACAGAGATCTTAGCAGCAGTAATAAAGAATCCACTTCTCCTTAACGGATCTGTAGGAGTCTCAGGGTTCACAAACTTCCAATAATCAAAGTAACTAGGCTCAGGGCCAAAAGAAGTGTTACTGCCTAAAGAAGTCTCTGTAGGTAATACCATAATCTCCATTGGGGTTTTACCCATCAATAGAACTTCCTCATACTCCGCACTCTCATATGCAGGATTCAATCCAGTATAGGATCCATAGTTCATAGGTATTCCTTGAACTGTAGGTAGCACCTGAACTAGGTTTCCTTGAGAGTCCTTATTGAATCTTCTAGGCCATAAGAAAGTAACTGGGAAGAACTGCCCCTGAATTGTGTTAACAAAGTTGTACTTGGTAATTAGGCTATTAGCATAGCCTGAGAACCTAAGATCCTGCCTTAGATTAGGATCATCCCTATACATATGCGAGATTAATTGCTTTGAAGCAACCAATGCATATACAGGAGAACCTTGGATAACCTCATAAGGTTCAATCTCAGGCATCTTAACCATCCACTCATAGAAGAACTCTAGAATGTATGGGTTTAATGCTGAGATTCTTGCATTACCCAAAGGTCTATAAACATAAGGATTATCAGGATTTGGTTTAACGCCCGTAGAATCTACAACAAACTTTTTAGCAATCTGAGTTAGGAAGTTAAAGTTAATATTCACTTCCTTCATCCAAGATACTTGCCTATAGAGATTCTCTACGAGTTTAGAGAATACCTCTTTGAAATGAGCAGTTGTCTGAATATCTGCAATGCAGAACTCCTCTGAGACAAGCTCCCTTTGCATCAGCTCGCGGATCTTTTGATTAAAACCAAAACCGCCAACCTTAGTTATATTATAACCACAACCGGGGCCTTGACATGGATCACAACCTACATTGTTTCTAAGCTTCGCCCATTTATCAAAGCTGGTCTCTATAGGAGGCATTTCACCACGGAACTCAAGCTGAATCATAGCGGTTCCTTGACCAGTTTCCCATGGAATGATCTTGGCCGCATCACCAATAAAGGAGGGTGTTCTGATTGTGTAATCTTTGATTTCTTTTGCGAGTGCAGGAGGAGCTGCGAAAAACGCTCCCCTAACCTCGTCTAAGGAAAGTAAACAATTAGACATAATAAGCCCTTAAAATAAGTAATAAACAATTAATTTATTTCCCATTCCCAGGCTTGTAACGGAGCTATCCGAATAAAGGTATGGTGCAGGTATTACGACCCTACGCAACTCGTAATAACAAGATACTGTAAAATCGTCTATTTTAGCAATAGCTATCTTCTAGCATATTGACGCCCAGCCTCCAGAAGGGCATTAATTCTATCTGCCCTAGTCTCTTCCTTAGGAGCCATGCCCCCATTAGGCCCATGCGTAAATCCTACCTTTGGACGTTCATAGGAGGTTTTCCTACGACTAGTTTCCACAAGCTCCTCGACCAAAGATAACGCTCTATCCCTAGTCTCATGAGCTACAGCAGAGGTGTGTGCCCTTTGAGTCATATTTGCTAAGGCATAAGCTAGATCATCAGGCAATTCTGTTAGCCCATGCTTTGCAAGCATAGTCACTATTTTTCCATACTCAGTTGCAGCTTTTACAGTTATAGGCTCAACGTAGGTGCTATTAAACTCTGTATCATCTGGCCTTGGGATAAGCTCTATGATTTTCCCTTCCTTTTGTATGTCATTTAAAGACCTTTCCCAAGCTGCTTTAGCCTTAGAAGATATGGTATGCATACGAGATTGGATAGCTTCAGCGTGGGAACGCTCTAATTCCTCAATGATTTTCTGAGGCTCATTCTCGGCTTCTTTTGCTTGGATAATTATTTCCTTTGCGTCTTTTAAATGTTTTTTAATCTCTATAGCATCAAGATCATCAAAGTTTTCCCGAAGGTATTGATTTAATTCCCTAGAATTCTCTATCTTCAATAATTCCTCTTCCAACCCTTCAGGAGCCTCATAGTTCTTAAGCACAGATTTAATGTTTTCTTTTATAGTCTGTAAAGGTTCTATAAATCTTTTTCGATACTCTGGAGAAGACTTTAGAGCATAGATTTTCTCATACTTTTCTAACTCTTTAATTCTCTTTTCTTTCTCAGAGAGAAACTCAGGTACAATAGTACCATTACGAATCCCCTCTAATTCCTCCATTAGCTTCGAGTATTCTTCTTCTTTTTTCTTTAATTCCGCCTTTAACTCTTGGTTAGCTTTCCTTAATTTTGAAAAATTTAATTCTTTGTCCGAAAGAATCTCCTCTACTATTTCTGTAGGCTTTGGTTCTTCTGTCTTTTGGACAATCTTTGGCTCTTCAGTAGGCTTAGTCTCTTCAGTAGGCTTAGTCTCTTCAGTAGGCTTAGTCTCTTCAGTAGGCTTAGTCTCTAACTTCGCTTCCTCTGGCTGCTTAATCTCTGTAGAAGTTACTGGTTTATTCAATTGACTAGTCGGCTCACGCTCCATTATCTTCTGAAGAAGTTCCATTGGATTAGATGCATCTGGTAGATTTGCTTTTACCTGTTCTTCTATCGCTCCCATAATTGTTTAATTTCCTCCTCAGTCAAATACTCATTCCCTTGTGTCGCCCCATAACTGGGCCTTAATGTACCCCTGTTTGCTGTAGTAAGGAATTTCTCTTTAAAGTACATCAGATTCTCTAGGGCTTCCATGTACCCTGCTACAAACCCTGCTGCATTTGCCATAGCATCTCGGTTATCTGATAGCTTAGGTCTAGCCAAGGTTTGCAAAAACTCTATTAGGCTTGGGTTTGATTTTAATTCGTTTGATATCCTAGACACCGCTATAGGGTCTACATTTTTTAAGATCTCATTCAAAATCATACTCTGCTGGTCGTTCCCCTGCTAGACGTTCTACCTCATTTTTTAACTGGTTGGTAGACATTTGTTCAAGCTGATTCTTCTGGGATTTGACTTGTACATCCCCTTGAGCTTTTTGAGATTTGACTTGAGCATCTAGCTCTACAGCTAGACGCTTAATCTCAGCGTCTTTTTCAACCTTAGCCCTAGCAATCTCAGCCCTTGCCTCACTTTGTTGTTTACCACGATCAATCTTAGCTTGAGCCTCTCGTTCTTTTCTAGCTAATTCTGCTTGCAACATCATATTCTTTCTTTGCTCTTCATTCATTGCGGACTCAGTAGCAGCCTCCTCTTCTTGACGTTTACGCACAGCCGCCTCAGCCATCTTAGCAGCAAGAACCCTATTATTCCGAGCAAATCTAGTTATCTCTTTCCAAGCTGGATCAAATCCTGCAAGGAACTGCTTGGAGAATATTGATTGACTGTAGATCTGCAAATGCTCCTCAACATGAGGAATCACTTGGGCAAATATCTTATCTCCATCTAATGGGGTCATTTGTTGTTGCTTAATAGCCCCAATTACTTCATTTAACAACGCTGCATGTGTAGAGATGTGCGCTTGATGCACATTAGATGGGGATACAACGGCGGACTCACCCATACGCATTACACTATTTTCTACAGCAGCTAGGGATGCTCCTTCTCCCTCATCTTCAGAGTTATCTGATTCAATGAAAGTATCTACGTACTCTGGGCCCATAACAGCACGAACCCACTGACGCTGATATTCTTTTGCGCCTTTTTCACTAAAATTAGGTGCAACAGGGGCTAAGGCTTCTAATCCAGCAATAAGTGCAGCAGTAGAGCCGTCACCAGCAACACGAGTAGCTGCAACATTAATATGACTTGGTAACTCATGTCTCTTAGCTCCTTTTAAATCAAACAATTCTTCTGGAACCCCGTCTGCTATACAAAGAGATTTCCATTTACTGACCGTTTCATGATTGGGGTATCCTTTCTTTGAATGAAGCATTTTGGTAACCATGTTCTGCAACAGTCTATCAAAGAAAGAGTAGAAATGTTGAATGTTGTTTTTCAACACACCAAACTCACGAAAGCTTCTCATCCTAGCTTCTGTAGGTGAAATACTTCCCTGATTACGATCTGCAAACGAAGGGTCATCCCCAGCATTTGCAGCATTAAAGTTAATCTTATTTAAAAGAAACTGTGATGTTCCGATTAGCTGAGAAATATTGGCTCCAAAGTTTGTTTGAACAAACTCCGCAGTTCCAATATTAGTTGGAGTTCCCGGGTACACTCGGATCTGTTCCATATCCTTTGAGGTTCCTTGAAGCGTCTTTAGGAATGGTGTGGATGTAATCTTAGCCATGTCCACAGTGGCACAGTCTATTTGCATCATAGCTTGACAAGCTGAGAATATCTTATGCCCTACTCCACGATTTGAGTGGATGAGAAACTCTCCCGGGGATGCGGTAAAGATAATAAGGGCTTCCTCAAAAGAATTATATTGACGGTCGACAAAGTACAAGAAAGAGCCATTATCGAAATAACGATCAAACATATAATGAGAAATCTTTCCATCATACTCACGATAATACAAAGAAATCAGCTTGAATGAGTCAGAGAAAAACGCCTCAAACACCTGACCTCCAGATTGCAATTGCTGTTGAAGCTCCATCATATCTTGGTATTGCTTATCAGGTTTTACATAGCTATTAGCATAGAATAAAAGTAACTTAGCTAATGCGTCACAGTCCCAAGGAGAATTTGGATCATCTTTATAGGTCTCATAGACTTCCATCAGATATTGAGCTGTATACATAGACTCAATACAAAGATTAGTTATCAGCTCTGTATCTGTTGATGTCTGGGGAGGTAGGAAAAATCTTTGAACCTCAATAGTACGCCATTTCCAATCTAGCTCGTCATACCAGAACACAGGGGATATACCGAACTTCACAATCTGAGCTATTAGGGTATTAACTGCGGTGCGGAATGAAGGCCAATCTTCGTTTACTACCTGCCACCAACGATCACTCATAATCCTAGAGAACCTAGTAGCATCTGGAGTTCCTGGAAGATTAAAAGAAATATTTATAATACACTCTGCATTGTGAAGAAGGCTCCAATATGCAAGAGCTGCTCTTTCATACAACGCACGACCATCAAGAGAATTAAAATTAGCGATATGGGAAAGACCATTCTTTTGTAATTCAACTGGATCATAGGGAGGGTTTCCTGCAATCAAGCCCTCAATCTGGGAATATAGAAGTATCCGCTTTAGATGGTCACGACGATATATCTCATACAAAGATCTTGCGGCTTGGGTAGTGGTGATAATGTTCTTTGGAGGTTTGATACTTCCATTATCGGTAGCAGTAATCATCCCACGAATAGGGGTAGAGGACATTCCAGGGGGATTATAAGTGCTCATTTAACCTTTGCCCAACAAAAATCAGGAAACTTATCATTATATTGTTTATCTTTTGTAACATTTCCATTCCATATCTTAACACGAAGGGGGCATGTGCAAACAGCACAAGTCCCTAGGCGCTCGTCTACCTCGGTAGAACGGCCTCCAAGAGAATGGTACGCTATCTCATTTGACCACTTTTCAAAGGCATTACGATCCTCTGGGAAGGTATTGTTTGGACAGGATAGGCAAATCTCGGCTCTCCTCATAGCCACTTCCTTTGTTGCATATGAGTTAAAGGCCATATTCCATAGGAGAGTTATTCCTCCTTTTAGATATCCCATAAGCCCTCTTGGAGGGGTGTAAGGCACGCAATTACCTCGATTCTCAGGCAAGGTGCAAAGATAGTTTTCTATTACGTCTGGTAGATTTTCAATCTCTTCTAGATTATTTTGTTTTCTATAATTTCGAACCTTCATCTCAAGTTCTAATCTTGTCTTTGCATGGAATAAATGCTGGGTGTCAGGATCTATAAATTTTAATTTACGAGGGCCTACAAACGGTTTAAACTTATAAAGAATCATGTCAATTCTCATTGAAAAAGAAGGGTGGGAAGAAATAGAGGAAGACGATAAAAGATATATTATCGCTTATGGCCAAAAGTTCCCCTATTGTCACCCTCTTAGTATTCACCTAAAACTTTACAAAGAAAATACAAATCCTGTCCAGAAGTTATTTCACTTAAAGAGTGCTCATGACTACCTTTGGCCAGACACTATATGGCATTATTGGACAGAAGAGAGATTCCGTGCACATTGTGAGGGTAGGAATTATATAGTTCTTGCTGGGGGTGCTAGTACTGGAAAAAGCTTTTCTGCGGCACAGCTAGCGTTATTATTCTGGCTTGCATCCCCTCAAACAAGAGCGGTGATCGTAGCAAGCACAACATTAGAGAGTTTAAATAGCAGGATATGGGGGTACGTTATAAGCCTATTAAAAACAGCCAAGATCAGGCTCCCTGTGATATATACAAAATCCCCAAATCAAAAAATTCTTTACGATGATGGTCAAAAGAAACAGGGGAACCTTAGAGATACAATCCATGGAATGTTCGCAATCGCGGCTAAGAAAGGAGATGATGATGAGGCTATAAGCTCTTGGATTGGTCGACACCCAAAGGAAGGTTTGATGCTGGTACTCGATGAGGCAACCGATATGCCTCTTAGTATCATGAAAGCGTTACCTAACTTAGAAGCAAAATCAGACATATTTCAATGTATTGCAATAGGAAACAGCCTTAGTAGATTTGACCTACATGGCACCTTGGCTACCCCTAAAGCTGGTTGGGATTCCATAGACCCAATGAAAGATAAGCAGTGGGAAACTACACAAAGGAACGGAATCTGTCTTTTCTCTAGTTGTTACGATAGTCCAGCAATTCATGAGACAGACCCAGAAAGAAAGAAGAAGTTAAGTAAGTTCCTAGTTACACAAGAAGAAATAGAAGCAAAGAAAAAAGAGTTTGGAGAAGATTCTGATTCTTTCTTTCGATTTGTGCTTGGATTTTGGCGCAAAACATCCTCTGTTGAGGTTGTCATAGATCCTGATTACATAGACCGTTTTAGGGTACGAGAGGGTGTTTATTGGAGCGGTCTATACCCTTTAACATTGATTGGTGGGCTAGATCCAAGCTTTAGTAGTGGTGGAGACGATTGCATACTCAGATTAGCCTATCTAGGAGTTGCTTCTAACGGGAAAGTGGTATTGGACTATCAAGGAGATAGATTCCTATACAGGATACCAATCATAGCAAGTAGCCCGAAAGCACCTGAATTGCAGATTATCGATAGTGTCATAGATATAATGCGAGCTGAGGGGCTAGACATTCGCTACCTTGCTATAGATTCCTCTGGGGCAGGGCGTATGCTAGGGGAGACCTTAAAACTTCGATTAGGGACTAATTACACGCCAGTAAAGATACTTACTGGTTACTATGGGGGAAAAGTCAAACAGCATGATCATGAGTGGGTTACAAAAGATGCTTATAATCTTTGGACTGATTTTCGTCCGTTCATAGAGCGAGAGCAAATTAAAGGACTTGATAGTACATCAATATTTCAACTAACCCATAGACTTACTTTTGTTAATGTAAAGACAGGTAAGATGACCTTGGAGTTAAAGCACGAATACAAACGACGTATTGGGGCTATAATCAGAAACCAAGCAAAAAGCCCAGATGAAGCTGATGCTGCTGCGTTGACGTTACAAGCAGCTATATTAAGGGCAGGGTTTGTCCCAGGAGCTACGATGAACATTAATGTTGACCTAGATTGGATGCAACAAAAGTTAGCTGCATTAAAGCCACAAGAATCTGAGAAAAAAGTTGAGAAACCAGAGCTAAAAGCAACCTTTACTGGAGATATTCACGACCTGAATTTTCGGAGGTTTTTCTGGTAAGTTGATGACGTATCAAAGCTTTCCATTCTTTCTTTGCATGTTTTAACAAAGCATCTGGATGGATATAGAGGGTATTGTTGTGAATGAATCCGTAGGTCTTAGGGATTTTATTTAATGTCTCCAAGTTTCCTGCAAACAAAAGATAGTTAGTTATATACTTAGAGATTGGGTATGATCTTAGATTGTACTTTTCTTCTAAGATGTGTTTAAGAGAATCCGCATCTAGATATTTAGAACGTAGAACTTTCATAGGATTTCAAACGGAAGTTCATCTAGCTTCTTCTCTGGAATCCTATTTAGGTCTGAATAGGAAGCGGGTTTAATTAAAAGATCACGACGTTTTTGTACAACATCCATCGTAGTGCGAGCCATCTCACAAACATGACGCACTGATTTCACTTGTCCCCAAGTATGATAAAGAGCTTTTAAAACAGAATTAGCTATGGCTACGTCTTCTTCTACGATCTGTTTTAAAGTTGAATCTGCTGTTAACTCTGCATACGGAGTTGGAGGCATCGATGGAGCGTTAAAATCTTTTGACATATAATTAAATTAACACAGAGTTAATATGTTCGGATAGAGGCGATAAGTGTAAGGGGGAATTGTTGTTTAAATAAAATTGATAAAAATTAGTTGCGGTAGGTATGTAGTGTATAGGGGGGCGCGCGCGCGCGCGCGTGCGTGCGTGAAGCGGAGAAATAATAGATTCCTTAAATTTCTCTAAGAAAGTCGCAATTCATATACAATGCTCCTAGTATCCTACTGCACTAGTTTTATACTTCTAGTTCAGTATAACATGTTGATATGATTAAATAGTTCACTAACATTCATTATAGCCCAATAAAAACATAACCAATTCAATAAGTTAGCCGACAGCAAGTAAAAAAACTAGTTCAGTAAGCGTGTTAAAAAAAAGTGTAAAAAAGTGTAAAAAAGTGTAAAAAAGTGTAAAAAAACTATTGACAAGAGCAAGGAAATTAAATAATAGTACGATTAGTCGAGAATGACTCGATTAAATAATAATAATAATAATAATAATAATAATTAGAGGAGAAAACATGGCAAAAACAAGACTATCAACAATTAAGATTGAACTACTACATCGAGACTATAATATCATTCGAGAGTACTGTAATAATGATACCTATGATAGATTTCAATGGTTAGAATTCAGTAAAAACCACAATTACATCACTGCATACTGCTCGTACTCAGAGAAGCGTAAGTATCCGCATATTCGAGAATTCGGGAGAATCTACTATTATAACACGCCATATAATTTAATTCGAATCCGATCAATTCCGTGTTTTAAATCATGGCAATGTATACTCTCATTCGGAACGAATGAAATTAAATTTCTTCCCGACGGATCGGCTACGATATCTAGTATACAAGGATCATATACGCATATACCAAAAACCGATATAAAACTCAATCCTGACCAAGTATGGCTACTTTGGTAGGATTAAAGTAGGAGGAAAGAACATGAGGAAACTATAC